CTAACCCTCTTGAACCCTTGTCACATCAAGGGTTTTTTTCGTTTTAGGAATCATATTATAAATAATATTCAAAAGGACGGCGGTAAAGCTTCCGGCGACGATTCCGTTTGTGGTCAGCAGATTGAAGTAAGACGGCAGGTGCTTAAACATATCGGGAACGACGGTTACACCGAGTCCCAATCCGACCGAACACGCGACAATCAGAAGGTTTTCCTGCTTTTTAAAGTCAATTTGACTGAGCATTTTAATGCCGTAGGAGATGACCATGCCGAACATGGCCACCATCGCGCCTCCCAGTACGGAAGACGGGATGATGGTCGTGAAGGCTGCGATTTTCGGAAAAAGGCCGAAGAGCATTAAAAGTGCGCCCGTGACACCGATAACCGCGTTTTTCTTAATTCCTGTCAGCTGCACGAGGCCGACGTTTTGGGAATAAGCCGTGTACGGAAAAGCATTAAAAATGCCGCTGATGAATACCGCCAGGCCTTCCGCACGGTAGCCTTTTGCTAAATCACGTTCAGACAGGCGCCGGTTTGTCAGGTCACCGAGAGCGAAATAGACGCCGGTTGACTCAACAAGGCTGACAATGGCAACGATGGACATCGTAATAATCGGTGCCGCATGAAATGTCGGCGTCCCGAAGTAAAACGGTTTAATCATTTGAATTGCATCAGCATTCGCCACATTGTCAAATTGCACTTTTCCCATAAAATATGCGATGGCCGTCCCGATGACAATGCCGATTAAAATCGAAATGGATTTCAAAAATCCTTTTGTAAACCGATAAAGCAGCACGATGATGACGAGCACCGTAAATCCGAGGGCAAGGTTAGCCGGATCACCGAAATCCTTGCTGCCTTCACCGCCGGCAATATGATTCATCGCGACCGGCATTAAGGTCATCCCGATAATCGTCACAAGCATTATAGTTTAAGTACAACAAAAAAGAGCCGGTTTAATGGCTCTTTTTTGTTGCTAATAAATTAGACATTACTTCATTCACTTTTAGATTGACTTTCTTAATTGCTTCAGCCGATGGTTGATTCATGCTTTCAATCGTTATATGATATTTTTCTATTTCAAACGATTGCTTTGAAGATGATTTAACGAATTCACTCATACAGTGCTCACGCTCTGCTGTTCTTTTTTAATCAAATCATCGCAAAGCTTATTCAAGTAATATGTATAGTTAACTTTTTTCTTCATCGAACGGACTTCTGTACCGATCTCTTCGCAAATTGCAATTGGAATGCTGGCTTTGTTTACTTTATTCTTATATGTATGTGACAACTGTTTTTCAGCTATGTTCTTATATGTAAGGAAATCATTAATATGTACGAAATAAACTTTGTTTACTGGCTCTCTAAATTGAAACAGAAACCCAGGGATTACTTTTGGATATTGCGTAGCCTCTTTTAAGTGTTTTATCTGCTGCGGCTTTATAATCTTCTCTCGAAAGGCTATAGACTTGTCTTTTGTTGATTTAAGTTCTAAGGGAAATAAGTATCCTTTAAAGTGTAGGAAACAATCATAATTGTTTTTTGATACTGCTGCTCCCCTTTTTAAAAACATTGGATTAACATCTTTAATTCTGTAGAAGAATACCTTCTGATCTTTTGCAGATTTTTCTATATTCGATTCAAAAACCTTACCTTGGTTTGTACCTCCCAATCAATCACTCTCCTAAAATATTGAAACCGAAATTGATATCAAAATAAACCTTTGCCACACTGTTCTATGTTAATTAATATTGAAGAGCTATGCGAATGGAACCACGAAGAAAGAAGAAAAGTTAAATCTTAATCCCTTTCCGAGCCCATCTGATTTCCTGCATCAATTCTTCATTATTATCTGAAAGGTTGATTAGGTTACGGTGAGCTCTTTCGTATTCTTTGTTCTTGATAGCTTCCTTAACCGTGTCCATTTGCCTTTCCATTTTGTTGTACAGTGTTTGAATTGTATTATTTATTTCAGCTATTATCCTCCACCTCTAATCATCTAATTTTATTTTCACTCTAAATAAAAGACCGATTTTATTTAAATATCTTGCCTACCCTTGAAATGCTCTTCATAATCTTCATTTGATGTCTTCAGTATCTTCCATTACCAAGAGCTTATATTGCTCCCATGTAAGTCCCAAGTACTGGTGTAATTTTATATCACTATCGCTCTTATGCCATTCATCAACTAATTGATTAATATTTTCTTTTGTGAGTTTCATTGAAATAACCCTCCCCAAATCACTCCTGCTGCAATAGCAGCTATGAATACTGAAACAAATTTCATAAGTACGAAGAATTTTATATGCTTTGTTTCGTCCTCAGTTACATCAAAATCTGATAAAGCAAATAAACCAAATACAATTAACAATATCCAAGCTGTAACAAACAGGTCGCTTTCCTCCAATCATGTTTTATTGTGGCAGATATTAATATATTCCTGCAGGCTATTAACTGTTGAAATAATACACCCTCGAACCTCTTCTGGATCTACAAAGTCCATTTCATTTTGTAGAACAAATTCATCAAACTCAATCATGACAAGAAAGCGATCGTCATTGGGCAGCTTATTAAAGTCAATATTCCTTAATCTTGGAATGCCCTTTTCCTTAATCCATTCAAGAAAGGGATAATCAGCATCGTTCTTTGACGCTGCGATTTTTAAGAACTCATGAATATTTGAAGAGTTTTTAATATTGAAATAAATGTGGAGACTCTTCTTCATAAGTTCAAATAATCTCAATAGGGTTTCATCAATGTTATTGTCTGGTTTAAACTCAAAGTCTAAATCAAACCACTTTGCAGAGTTTGCATTATTCATTTAATCCCTCCAAGAATCATGTTTTTCAATAACAGTCAGTCCATCCCTATTTCTCTTAGTGTTTTGTTCTGCTAATTTTAATAGTGCATTGCTACACTTTTTGTCATTAATGATCTCTTCTAGGTTTAATAAACGTGTCCTTTGCTCCTTTGTCATTGCTTGAGTATGTAAGTCAGTAACCTTATTGTTGTTAGCTGCTTTTCTAAATTCATAGTATTTGGGTGGATTATATGACTTAAACCATTTTTCCACTTTAATCGGTGACAACTGTCCAAAACCAAACTTGATTAACACTGCCTTTTTGCTTTCGGGATGATTCATTATTTTTTCATATACAGTCAAGACTTTGAATTAATTTCTACCACCATGTTTACCACACGCTAATGTCCGTTATATCTTTCTTGGTTTTACATTTTGAGCAGATAACCTCTATAGCTGTACCCATACTTGCTCCTGTCAAAAGATAAGCCATGTTACCTTTGCATTTTTCCCAATGTTCTTCCCTAAAAGCATCAGCTTCATCTCTTTCTTTTTCTGATAAAGTATGAAGACTGTTAATTCTAAGATTCTCGTTTTCTTTTAACAATTTAGCGATTTCCTCATCTGCGTTAAAGCTTCTTATCTTTTCTGCAAGAGAATCCCTTTCATTGATTAGATTGTCGATGAATGTGCCTAAGTCATTCATCATCCTATCCTTCTCTCTTTTTTCAGCCCATTTAAAGAACATGTCATCCCCTCCTTTTTTTGAATCAAATCAACATTTTATCAAGTCATTTTTCAAAATTTCCTAAGTCATACATTTTGTCAAGTAATTTCATAGAGACATCAAATGCTTCATTGTATACTTTATAACTTATTGCTCCTGTTGAGTTTAAACCATTTAAGAAATCAGCCATTTCAGCCTTCAATTTCTCTTTATTTGTCGCATCTGGTGATACTCCCCAACTCATCTATTGCACCTCTTTTCCGCATAAAATTAGAATTTCATTTATAAATTTTACCCACATATTTACAGCCTTTTGATTCCTCAATGTAATATATAGCAGTATCAGCAAACATTATTTCAGTGCCAATACCGATTGAATGGAATATCCTTTTATTTCGAGTTGAGTTTAACCAAATAACGGATTCATCTTTATATTTTCCTTTTATCCATTTAGCTTCACTATTGTATGTATAACTAGGATAATCTTTTTCAAATGTTAATTGATCAAACCTTTTACTTGGCATATCACTATACTCCATCCAATCATGAGTATGGCTAAATCTATTCTTACAAAATTCATTAATCTTAACGTTAACTTCTTCAATATTTTCCTCACTTAACACATAGGATTCACAAGTGTTTTTAATCATCTTTCTCTCCCCATTCTGTCTGACTTCATGATTAGATATTGTGCCAATTCATCAGCCACGACCAATAGTCATTAAAATCACCCCATTTCAAATTAATGTGTATATTTTTAAAACATCTCAGCACAATACAATTGAACAAGCTTGTTTACATACTACTTTAGGAGATGATCATATGGCTCAACAAAACAGATCAAACAACAGCAATGAATTACTCGTACCTCAAGCTGCTGGTGCACTTGAACAAATGAAGTATGAAATTGCTTCTGAGTTCGGTGTGAACTTAGGGCCTGAGACAACTAGCCGAGCAAACGGATCAGTAGGTGGAGAAATTACAAAACGTTTGGTTCGCCTGGCTCAACAAAGCATGAATGGTCAATTTCATTAATTTATGAGGGGATTACTCCCCTCTCTTTTATGCTCCTCTTCCAAATCCATAAAATACTACTGGCATTGTATTCACCTCCTTTTAGTGAACAAATGTACTTCGTCTAACCAACTCGTTTAAAACGATTTGAAGTTTTCTTCTTTGGTCTTTTATGTATACATTGTTATCGGTACGCAATCCATCATTAATTCTATTTTGTATGTCTGTCTTCAATGTCTCTAAGCTTTCTATTGGTAATTTTTCTAGACTAACTTTATATGATTGATTCATTTTAATAACCCCCAACAAAAACAAGTGAAAATATCAATAACCAAAAGACTGCTCCAGAAACAGCAAGAAAGCTTTTTGCAATACTCATAAACTCTTGAAAATCATTCTTTAGCGCCTTTTTCACCGCATCACCTTCTTTTTAAAATACAGATTTCATATTAAATTAGTTATGATAATCAATATCTTTTTTATCCATCGCTTTTCGGATTGCTCGTTCGTGTTTCGATCTTCTTCTTTTGTTGCTTCCTTTAACTTTTGGTTTTTCAAACATTCCATCGCAAGTCCAATCATATCCGCTATATTTTTTAACCATCTTTGTCTTTAGGTGTCTATGAAGCGTCACTCACCTTCCCCTCTTTCGTCATAATAATTCCGACAGTAACTGCGTTGTTCGAGCGACTCTTCCTCGCTGTTCAATCGTTCCAATGTTATACCGTCCTCCTCTAAAGAGTTCTTCCGCTAAAGTTTCGATTTTATCTATTATTTCATCCGTTTGACCTAGTCTTTCATATAGCTTCGTAGCTTCAACGTATTCTTCAGTACCAAACGTTAAGTGTCCGACATTCATTCGCCCACCTCTTCACGTGAGTCGTTGATGATTTTTGCATAATGCGATGGGTACTGTATAATCCTTCCCGGCAAATGCGCATTTAGACTTCCTGCTTTTAAAGAAATAACGGGCTTTTTCTCTATTTCTCCGCTATCTAATGTAACTTCTATAACATCGCCCACACGAACTTCAGCCGGCTGCGGAGCGTTCAAGTATTCGTCAGGCACCACCAAGCCTAACGCACGTCTTAACGCAATAGCCTTGCCGATGTGAACGTTGAAGCAGTCGTCAGGTGCGGCTTTTGCTCGGCCGACATGAATGGGTCTACCTGATATGAAGCCGAGACGACCGATAGGATAGATTAATGCACTTACCTTCCGCTTGTTGGAACTGACCTTAAACTCAACCGAATAATAATACTCTCTATACGTCAAATTTCCGAGCCTAGTCGATCTTGACGATTGCTTTCCGTACGCCTTCAAATTCTCAACGTCCACCTTTGCCATCTCAACGATTTCATCACGACGTGCTTGGGCGCTTTTCTCCGGCTTCCATAAACGCTCCTCTAGTGTTGTACAGACCGGAGTCGTTACCGTATTTACATCGCCAGATATAATAACAACATCTTGATTCGTTTTTGCATAGTGAACAACGAATCTATAAGAATACGCGCCGCCAATAACAATATCTCCAAAACGAGATTTATAACCGAAATATTTATCGTCCTTCTTTTCAAATACCGTATTCGCATTATTGATCACCGTTTGATTTTCGTTTTCCATTCCTTATCTCCTCCACTTCCAATTAAATTAATTTGATCCTCAAGTTCATAAATAAACCCCTCTAAAGCTTCTTCATCAACCATAACTTGTCCATCATGGACTTTGATGATTTTTTTCATTCGGTCATCCATATTTCTAAATTCTTCTGCTTGCTGAACAGTAAACATTGCTCTGTATTTCTTTATGTATAAAAGAAAATCTTTAAGTACTCCGATCTCCCCAATTTTGTGGAGATTGAAATCTTCTTGTTCCACTTCTAGCCGGAGTAAAGATGCTTCCTTTTCTAAAACATCAATTTCAAGCTGTTCTTTCTTTGACAACAATTCTCGCTCTTTTTGTTGCAATTAATCACCTCCTTATAAGGATTCAATATGTATTCACAAGGTGAATGTGGATTATGTCTTTAAACCGATTCATACTGTAAGTGCTTGTTTTTCTTTTTGCTAATCCTATACTCTGCAATTTTTAGTGATTCAAGAGTCCATCCGTTTTTGTTTAAACTCCCGAAAAGTGTGTTCAATAATTGAAGCTCTTGTTTTAAGCTTCTTCGCTTTCTCAATATCTTTTGACCTTTTAATGAAAGATGATATCCCTCTGATGCATTAAATTTGTCCTCTTCTAGCTTGTGATAAAATTCATTGAGCTCTTTATCAACTTTGCCTAGCTCTTTATAAAGGTTATCAATTTCATTTTGAAGTCGTTGTTTAGTCTCCTCAATTGCAACAAGAGGTTTGGAAATGGAAACAAGATAATCTGTTGCAGTTTTCATATCGTCACTCCTATTTATTATTTTATTTTTATTCTAAAAGTATGTAAAAAAAGACAAGTTTTTAACTTGTCTTTATCTTATCATTCAGCTTCCCAAAAGTCTATAACTATTTTATTTTTATTCTCAATTTATTTTGAGTAAGTCACAAATGAATAATTAAATGTGGTATTGTTGTCTACTTTCCTGTGATCCTTTTCAATAACTCTCCAGTCATCATTTAACCTTGGAAAATATGAATCTGCTTTCACAGCGACTGAATCAACAATCGTTAAATAAACTTTGTCCGCATGTGGTAAGAATGCCTTGTAAATAGCGCCTCCTCCAATAACCATTACTTCTTCATTTGTGTCCAATTGACCACGTATAAGCTTTAACACATCGTCAACCGAATGATAAACGAATGAAGAGTGATCAGGCTTGAAATCCTTATTTTTGGTTAATATGATATTCCTTCGGTTCTGAAGTGGCTTTCCTGTAATGTTTACGATTGAATCGTATGTGAGTCTCCCCTGAATACACAACTTTCCTGTAGTAAGTTCTTTAAAACGTTTCATATCGTCAGGAATATGGTAAAGAAGATTATTCTCGTACCCAATGGACATTGATTTGTCGCAGCAAGCAATAAGAGATAGCATTATACTGCTACCTCAAAGCAAAGCTTGTCTCCATGCTTATAATTAATCAGTTTGAAATCGTCAATTGTGAAATCATAAAAATCTTTCACATCTGGATTAATCCATAGCTCAGGCGCTTCGTATTGCTCTCTTTCCATTTGAATTTTCAAATTGTCAATATGACGAGTGTATACGTGACAGTCTCCAATATTGAAGACATACTCACCTAGCTCATATCCAGTAACTTGAGCAATCATACGCTGTAAAACATTGTACTGAAACACATTAAACGGATTCCCGAGCGCGAGATCATTACTGCGACAGAAAACTTCTAAATGCAACTTCCCGCCTTTTACAAGCCATTGAGTACCATAGACACAGGGCGTCAATGCCATCGAGTCTAATTCATCAGGATTCCAAAGCGTTGTAATATGTCTGCGTGATGATGGATTATTTTTCAACTGATGAATAAGATAATCAACCTGATCAACCTTTTCACTGTTTAGCATTCTGTTCTTCTTACCAAGCTGGTATCCATATGCTTTGCCGAATGTACCATCTTCTTGTTTCCATTGATCCCAGATATGGACGCCCATCTCGTTTAATTCGTTAACATTGTTTGATTTAAGCTGCCAGATCCAAAGTAATTCCTTGATTGCTGTTTTCCAGGCGACTTTCTTAGTCGTTAAAATCGGTACTTCGGAATTATCAAAGCGCATTTGCTTACTGATTACACTTAGTGTATGTGCTGGTGTCCCATCTGTATCCCATTTGGTTCTGACATCGAATTCTTCGTCTGATGCCCCATTATTAATAATGTCATTTATGATTGTGTTGTATTGCCTATCAAACTGAGTCATATTTCTATTCTCCTTTATTGAAACCAACTGATAATAAAGTTAACCACGAAGACAATATTACCGCAAACAAAAAGCATGTACACGAACTTGTTTTGTTTATTGTTTGAGTCACCTTCCAAAACATCAAGAATTTTAAACATTGTTAAACCAGTATATATTAAAGCAAAAGCTGTCCAAGCTAACATTAGCACATTACCATGCGTAATCAGTCCAATAGTAGCCAAGGGGATAATGAACGAAATCCCCTTGAACAATGTCATGACATACACTAAGTTCTTATTTTTCTTCAGTTCTTTATAAGGTGTGTTAGAAAGAAAATGTGTAACTTTAGCGTATACGTTCTGTTCTCCTCGTGAAATTAGTCTAATTTCATTAATGTTTAGTGCAAATAAGTATGCTGCAAGTAATAACGTAAAGTATGTAATTATAATGCATCTCCTTATTTTATTTTTACCCTATAAATAACTATGCTTAATCAAACAACTCTCCGGCTCTCTTCATGTCTTTGATGTCTTCACTAACACTTTCTTTGATTGTGTGAGGCAACTGATCAATTCCCCGTTGAATTCTTTTCTGACCCGTATTTCTTATATGTAAGGTTAGTTCTTTAAAGCCCTCCATTGCTTCGTCGGATATAAAATAAAACTGCTCCTGAATCTTAGCTAGTAAGCTTATGTATTCCTCTTCATCTTCACTGAATAATGCTAATCCTTTTTCAAACTCACCAATTTTATGAAGATGTTCTTTAATTTTATCTACATAATTGTTCACTGAATCTCACCTCACTTTTAAATAAAAGTCTTCTTTTATAGAGATGTTCGTTCAATCGACGCCCTTTGGTATCCCTAAGTTCTTTATAAACTTTAGCCATCATAATCTCGCTTTTTCTAAATTTTAAACTTGTACATATTCCCTTTCCTGTCTACATGATAGTGCCCTTTTGGATAATATACATGCCCATCCGCATTTACCTTATCAATTACATTAAACATGAATTCGCCATGTTTTATATTCCCTGTCATCCACGCCTTTTTACGTAATCTTTTTTTCATCCAGCATCTCCTTTGTAGGTATAATTGTTGAATTTTTTGAGTATTTTAAGTTGTACCCTGGCTAAGACCCTTCACTGGACAAACATCATGATCTAAGCCAGGGCTTATATTACTTAGTTCCAGTCGATCCGTGCCCACCGCGATCATCGTTGCCTAGATGATCTACCTCAATCAATTCAACTGCAGACATTTTCTTCATAATTCTGAACTGACAGATACGATCCCCTTTTTTAATTTCTGTATCTCGTAAAGCATATGCAGGAAAGAACCAAAAATCATTGTCTCCCTTGTATGACTCATCAATAACACCCATTGAGTTTGTTTCAATAATGCCGAAGTTTTTAAATGTGCTTGAACGAGGAACGACGTGAGCTTCATATCCTTCTGGCAGCTCCATTGCCACACCTAATGGGATAAGTTTGAATTCACCTTTTTTGATTGTTGTATCTTCAGCTGCCCGCAGATCAATCCAATCGCCCTGTTCAATTTTGCTGATTCTTGTTTGTGTATCATCTAAATATTTGATTTTAATTTGCATAATGTATTAACTCCTTTAGTTTTTTATATGAAACATCTATTATCCAAAAATTAAATAAGCAGCCCAATCTGAGTACCGTTGAATAATCCAGTCTACACGTTTAATCTTACAGAAGGTTATCCAATCAAATATCCATAAGGGTAGGATAGTGATTAAAAAAATCAGCAACAATATGTACTTCCACCATAAAAGCCTGTTGAAATTCCAACCGAATATGGTCAGCCCTCCCTTCTAATTACAATAAAATTACCCTTTTTTCATAATTCCTTTAACAACTCATCAAGTTCATTAGGCTTAAAACCAATACTCCGCTTTACTTCTTCTCCTTGCTCATTAAGCAAGAAAGTTACCGGTACACCCATTACCTCATATTGCGCTGCAACTTCTGGCTTCTGTGTTACATCAACTGTCTCATATTCGACTCCTGCATCATTTAAGTAATTGGACACCATTTTGCAGGGATTGCAATTTGGCTGCTCTAATTTAATTAATCTCATTTAAATCGCCTCTCTTTTATATTTGAATTTCCATCCTTTATGTGTTTTAGCCCTTCCAGATAAACAACGCATAATACCTTGTTTAATTAATCCATGGTCTCTTGCAAACTCCCTAATTCCTTTAGCTTCAATCAAAACTCCTTCAGGAGATAATGCGAATATTTCTTTTTTTATATTTTCTAAGTCTCTATAATTGTTGTTTTCTTTCTTAGTTAAGAAGCAACATGTTACAAGTGAGTATTTCCTTTTATTTATTGGCACATTTATTTGAATTTTATCTTTATCCAAATGAATCTTTCCTTGAGAAAACAGGATCTCATCATACCCTTTGATTAAAGGGAGATCCTCTAAAAAATTCTCGAAGCAATGCCACCTTCTTTCCACAGTCACTCCTTTGGCACCGTATCTTTCATAACCACTTCCCCTTGGATGATAGCAACGCTCAAGCATTCCACTCCAAACACTGTACTCCTTTTTATGATCAGTCATTTTCACATTGCCCATGTACCCTACTCCGAATACAGACTTCTCAAACTTATCTTTTATCTTCCCGCGTTTCATTTCAACTTTTTCAACAACTCTTCCATACCCAGTTTTAAGAAAACGAATTCTATATTTATATCTGTTCATTTCTCTAAAAACTTGAACCACTTTGTACTTTTGGTTTGCGTTATTCACATAAACTTTACCGACAAGACTGTCTTTTTTAAGGTTAATCAAATATAAAATCCGTGTCTCTTAATGATTCTACTGTTGCTTTTTTATAGCCAACGCCCTTCATTGAAAAGAAGTCATGGGATTTAGTCTTTGTGCTCAATCCATTAATAACAATTGGATTAACATCCTCTTCTTCAAACCAATGTTCAAACCCAAGGTTGTTTAAAGCTTTATTTGCGTTGTATCTGATGAATTTCTTTACATCTGGAGCTAGACCAACCTGATCATAGACATCTTCTGTATACTCCAGTTCATTTTCATAAAGATCCTGGAGCAAGCTTAAAGCCCATGTATACATTTCTTTTTGCTTCTTAGGCGTTTGTTTCTTGTATATCTCTTGAGCTAACAATCCGATATAAACGCCGTGTATCGCCTCGTCACGGATAATTAAATTTAGAATTTCCCCACTCTGCATGAGCTTCCCTTGTCCATAAAAGTAAAGTGGGTAATAAAACCCTGAATAGAAAAGGAAACTCTCCAGAAACACAGATGCAACCATTGCTTTGAATAAGGAAATTTCATCGTTTTTCTCAACTGCTTTATAAATTGAAACAATTGTTCTTGCTTTCTTTTGAAGAAACCTATTGTTTTTCACCCATTCAAACACTTCATTAATCTTCTCAGTTGGAGCCAAAGTTAGAAAGATGTTGCTGTAAGATTTCGCATGGACAGCGTTTTCCATCATCGCCATGAAATTAAGAACCGCTTTTCGCTGATGGCCTTCGACGTGCTCGGCCACAATCGGCATGCCCGTGTTCCCCTGCTCTGTATCAAGCAGTGTCAGGCCGGCGAGCACCTTCATGTACGTATCCTGCTCATTTTTACCCAAATACTTCCAAGTGAGAAGATCGCCGTTTAATGCGATCTCTTCCGGAAGCCAAAACTGCTTTACGTTTTGGTTGTAGAACATTTGGGTGAAATCATCTTCATGCTTTGACCAGTTTGCTGCGTCATAAATTTTTGTCAAAATTAGTCCCCCATTTGTGAATTTTTTGTAAACATAGAAGGTATTTCAAAATTAATTGTCGTATAAAAATAAGGCAATTAAATTTAAAAATAACAGGAGTGAAAAGTATGAAAAAATCTTTAATAGTTGGTGCATTAGCATTAAGCGTGTTTCCCTTATTCGGAACTTCAGAAGCCTCAGCAAGTTCAATTGATAACACTGCTTTAAAAGTTAACAATGTATTCCAAAAAGCAAGCTCATGCGACGTTTTATACTGTGATAGTAAAAGTGGCAACGGTAGAGTCTATTTTGATTTTAGATATTACGGAAGTGAGGATAACCAATTAAGGATTAACATTCAGAATAGCGGTAGTAAACCATTTACATACCGTATAGAAAATCCAGATGGAAGTCTTATTGCTTCAGGAATAACCGTTAAAGCTGGATCAAATGAAACAACCACTTTCACAACTAAAAGCTATGGCTTATATCAGATAAGATTAGATAACTCAGATGGGAGCAAAATCAGTGCTTCTGTAAGAGTAAGAGCATTGTAAATTAAACTACACAAGACAGACAGTTATCTTGTCCTGTGTCTTTTGTTCTTGCGTAGTATAAAGTTTTAATTCCACTGTGATGGGCGTAGAGATCTATTCTATTTAGATCTCTCGTCGTCATCGTATCCTTTAGGAACAACGTAAATGAAATTCCTTGGTCAACGTGCTGCTGAATTGTTGCGATCATATCGACGACTTTAAACATATCCATGTCGTAAGCTTCCTTATAAAAGAACCAATTCTGAGCCGATAAACCTGGCATTGGATAGTATGTCTTACTGTTTCCGTATGTACGTTCCTCGATTCTCTCCATAATGGGCATTACACCGGCCGTAGATGATTGAACATATGAGATGCTTCCCGTGGGTGCAATAGCTTGCCTATACGAGTGATACAAGCCATATTTCATTACGCCCTCTTTAAGCTTCATCCAATCTTCAATATTAGGAATATGTTGATCTCCAAATAGCTTTTTAACCTTTTCATATTTAGGGCTATAATCATTTGTTACGTACTTATCAAAATACTCACCTGATTTGTAGGTCGATCCATCAAACTTGTAGTACGTCTCCCCTGTTTCTCTTGCAATTTCCATTGACCGCTGCAGGGAGTAGAAGTTAACCATCATAAAGTATGTATTTGCAAAGTCCTTAGCTTCTTCATTTTCATAAGCGATTTTATTTTGAGCTAAAAAACCATGCAGGTTCATCTGCCCTAGACCAATTGATCGCATTAGTGTATTTGCTCTCGCAACAGCTGGGGCATTTACAATGTTTGTTTTCCTTGTAACAGTTGTCAGCGAGTCAATTGCTATTCTGACCGTTGAGGCAATCGATTGATTGCTCATTACGTTTACAATGTTCATGGATCCAAGATTACATGAAATATCTAATCCAATTTCATCTTCCTGATCGTAATCTGTATAAACTGACACTTGTGATGCTTGGAGTACCTCTGACTTTAATATTCAACGAAAGGCGCAACACTCTCGTCCGTTCTCTTATGAACTGCTTACGATCACTCGTAAGAATAGACTATATCATCGACCTATAAGGTCGCCCGCCGTTTCCATCGCCATATGCTTGCGATGTACTCTACTCCCTTACGCTATGCGTGGTTTCGATAGTCGTTCGGCATTTCCACAAGATGTGGCTTAGCACGGTATTGTCTATTGAATAGAGTTTCACCGTTTAGACGGGTTTGCTACGGACATTACTGACCGAAGGTGCTACAGTTAACACAAATTAGAAAACTTCACTTTTGAAATATGTTCATTTGGATGCACTTTATTTACGTTATCAGCAAACATGATATAAGGATAGCCAGATTCGCTTCTTAGAATGGCCAATTGCTCCAACAGCTTTCGAGCATTCCCTTTTGCTTTTCTAACTTTAGGGTTTTCAACCAGCTCATCATACATTTTATTGATGTCCATCTCATCAAGATACTGCCCATATTCTTTGTAAACTGAATGAGGATAGAACATGTAAAAGTCCTTATCTTCTCTTGCCAATTCAATGAATTTATCAGGAACAACTACACCAATGGATAGTGTTTTAACTCGGACATCTTCATCTGCTGAGATTTTTTTGGTATCAAGGACGTCTGTGATGTCTGGGTGGAATACGCTTAGATAAGCTGCTCCAGACCCTTGTCTTTGCAGACCATTCAGACGTGTTCGCTAAGCACGCCCCGCCATACGGCTGCTTCATGTTACCATGAAGGTTAGACTATATCTTCACCCTCTAAGGGTGCCTCCTGTTTCGACTGCCAATAGCTTGCAGCCTACGCCTTTCGGCTAGTCGTTGCACGTTCAAGACGTTTGATCTAAGTGTTTCCACTTTTGCCGCAAACAGATTTTTTTAATGATTGTTTTACTCGCATATGTATGTATTTCAGAGAGTTCTTTAATGGACTTACCACTTTTAAAATCATTTAAAATTGACAGTGCTTGAAGTTCAGTAATTTTAGCCTTTGGGCTTTTTTCTCCAATCAAAAGCAGTCCATGTTTTAAAGCATGCTGAGCATTTCCTTTTGGTGTAACCCACTCTAAATTTGAAAGCTTCGGGTTTGCTTTGTTACCGTCGATATGATTTACATAAGGCAAATTTTCAGGATTAGGTATAAAATTGAGTGCAACTAACCTATGTACTCGTTTACCGACCTGCTTATCTTCCTTATATAAGGTCACTTTTACATATCCTTCACCATCAATCTTAGTCTTTAAAACAGTGTTCTTTTTCAAATTAATCACTCTGCTATGATTTGTAATCCCGTACCCAGGGAAATCAGGAATTGGAGTAACTATCTCTCCCTTCATTAAAACAAAGGGAATTTGTGTTTTCCTTAGCCCCATCTTTCTTACACGGTGATTAATTGCTTCTCTGGAAACGCCCAATTTTTCTCCTATTTCTTTGGCAGTCATTGAACTATAATTTTCGCGAATAAAATTCTCATCAATATCTAACTTGTTATGCGGTCGTCTTGCTTCGCTCATGATTGTCCTCCTTTATTTTGGCTTGTGATTGACCCAAACCATCTGAGGAGTTCCCATGAATTAAAGAGGTTTTCGATCGCCATTTCTGACGAAAGGGGCCAAATCAACCCATTTGGTCGGCATATCTAAAAGCATTATCTAATAGCTTCATCACGCCTACGACGCCTTTTGTGGCGTTTTCCACATCTTTAATCGCTTCGCCTTTCGCGCGAAGCTTGGACAGATTAAGAGAAACCCCGCCGCCCAATTTAGACAGCTGCATGGAAATATCGATCGCCCGTGAAATATCATTCAAACTGTCTCCCACTTCAAGTAGGAAGCAGCTCACCATTTCACCTCTTCGCTTTCGTCCTGCATTAAGGAAAGTAGGTGTTGCCGGTTGATACTCTTGCTTCATCATGGCGTGTACTTCCTCAATAGCCTTGTCATAATCACCATCTGCACAATACAAAGCTACAATAGAGACTCGATCCTCGTATCTCTCCAGGATCTTTATTTTGTCGTTTGTCTTCAAAGCATAGTCATTATAGAATTTAAACGCACTCATGAAAGATGGGAATCTGAATTTGTAACTGTAAGCAATTTTAAAAATCGATTTAATCTGTTCAAATGTGTATTCGCTTAAGAATTCTTCTTCGTAATAATCATTTTTAATCAGATAATCCAGTTTCTCTTTTAAGTCATGGAAAAACACTGTATTTTGATTAATGTAATCAACAAAGTAACTGTGTACGGCCTCCTTATCCTTGTCAAATTGAAACTTCCCGTCTTTCTGAATCATGATTTCGTTATTGAGCTTGATCCACTTTGGTATTGTGTTTGTCAATAAGTTGTACCTCCCGATTAATCTTCTGCAAGTCTTGTTTTGTTCCACTTAGTTCAAACTTTAATAACAATGGTACGTGGAACATTGCCGAAAGCTTGTCCCCAGCTAAACCATAGTTATCACCCCAAACCTTGTTACCACTCACAGCAACTCCTTTTATTTTATTTTTATTCTTAATAATGAAATTCAAAGTCCTTTCAGGTACTTCCCCAAAGCCTATCGTATATGTAATATGTATGAATTCTTCATCAACAATTAAGCCATCTGTAATTTCAATGATGTCGAGATTTAACTCCCTTTGTAATGCTTGAGCAAACCTTTTCACGTTACCTGTCTTGCTTTCATATGTAATAATCAATATTCTTTATATTCCCCGTTAACCAAGCTGTTCGTGGTTGTTTCTGCTTCATTTTCAGCATGATGGAATGCTTCAGACATTTCTAAGTTAAGGTCTCCCATTTCCATGTAGCCTTTCGCCATCTTAGCTTTTAAATCAGAAAGCTCTGACATTGGTACTGGGATATAATCTTCTTTCTGCTCTTGTGTGATAACCATCTGATCCCCTTCAAAATTGGTCGCAATCAGCTCTCCTTTTAAAGCAGTGTAAGAACCACCATTTTTCATATGAACTTGCGTATTTTCTTTTGCTTCATCCAAGGTTACAAAGTGACTGCGCTTAACGTATAACTGTTTAGCAGCTCCCATTCCACAACTCCCTTTTCTTTATTTTTTGTTTTTATCTTTTTCATGTCTTACGTCCAACGCATCCATATCGTTGAGAATATGGTCAATAACTACATCACTGAACTTTCCGAAAGCCTTGTATCCAACTAATTTGCTTCTCAGATCTCTCCACTTTCTTGCTGCACTCATTTTACTTCCCCTTCCTTTGAAACTGTGATTTTATAGAATTATTCTCTTACAATAAATGTCCATCCATTACAACTATACCTTCTTCTCTGCCTTTTAAATTGTTTGTAATCTCATCTTTAAAGCAGAATCCTTGTTCAAATCCAGTTCTATGAATGTAGGCTTTTACTGCATGACCTAATGAAACTTCATACATTTCTTTGCTAAGATTCTCTTCGTCATCATCAGCAACTTCTTCTGTATACAGTTTCATTGCCTTTTCTTTTGCATTTGCCTTGATTAATGCATAATATGGATCACTTACCTCAAAGAATTTCATCTTATTTCATCAGCTCCTAATCTATTTTTGTGAATCTCTTAATCTCTTTCCCATCAATAATCACTTTTCCAAAGAACATTTCTTTAGGTCTTGCCCAAAGAACAGCGTATTGGTCTTCATATGTAACCAGCTTTTCTTCTGTTTCAGTGTGAATGACCTCTCCTATAACCTTATACAGACCGCCTTTATAATGTCTAAACCAGCAACCGACTACTTCGTATGTATCCATTTGAATTTATTGCCCCTCAAATTTCAGTTTTTAGTCTGTTGGAATATATACCTTAAAGAACTCAACAGCTTCTGTGCATCTTGAGCACTTTTTGAACTGCTGTCATAATTGTTGAGGAATTCAATTGCCTCATCCATATGTAAATTCATTTGAATCACCTCATGTGGAACTCCAATTACTTCTTGAGCAAAAATAGCATCTTTGTGAGCTTTGACCGCATCATCATAAGTTTTAACAAGTTCTCCCCTAATGTACAATCCGAATTTTTTATTCATCCTCATCTTCCTTTTTACTCTTAGAGTTTTTTATTAACAATGCCTTTAATGCTTTGTAATGTTTGCTTGTACTCGCTATCCAAGCCACTTACATCAAGATTTGTTGAGATTCGATAGTTTCCTGAGTTGTCGTACATTGTTATGAAAGCTTCCGTATCATCCTCTTTAGCACTAAAAGTGATATCATGAACCTCAACCTGATCTGCACCGTTTTCTTGCTTTAGTTCTTCAATATAGTCTGGCTGCATCATGTTGAATAACTCTTTAACTGTGGTGAATTTTACTTGTTCTAATAAGCTATCTTCTTTGTATTCAAATGACTCAAAATAAAGATTGAATGTTAAATAGCCTTCTACTAAATTTCCATGTTTAGTGTATTCCATCCTATTCTCCTTTTCTGATTTCTCTTTAAAATCATCCTTTTATTTACTTACAGAAGCCTCTTTATAATAGTCTTCATAGTCAGTTAAAAATATTCTTAGCAAATCATCTGCAGTAACATTAGTACCAAGTTGCCCTAGCTCTTCCCTATAAGAAACAATAAACTCAGCAAAGTAATACAAGGCCTTTTTTTTAGATTCCTCAGTTGGATCTGAAATTGCGGCATATTCTTTCCATTTAATAAACTTTCTTACTGTTTCATCTGGAGCATAAAGGAAAACTTTAAAGTAAAGGTTGTTTAATTCTTGTTCTCGAGGCATTTTCTTTTCTTTCAATATATCCAGAAAAATTTTCCAAAGTTTTTCAATCTGTTCAGACTTCTTTAGGGCAGACTGATTTTCATAAATTTTTAGTTTCTCTAAATTCGTATTGATTTCAGTTTGCATTTTTTGAAGTTTAGCATTGGATGCTCTATTAATTAACGCACCTGATACAGTACCAACAATCCCTCCAACAGCACTTAATTGTAGTAAATTGTAAAGCCACTCCATTTAAATTCCACCTTTTCAATTTAATGTTTTATTCTATTTTACACCCCCTTTATTTTCAGATAAAATAAAACTTTCATTTAGACTTTTTTGAAGAAAGTCACCTCCTTCATTTATATCTCACCTGCTACACAGAATTCCCAAAACCTTTTCCACCAGGATACTTTTATAGGCCGTTGTTTTTGACCATCATTGCTTTTTGCTTGCTCCTCATTAAGTTCTTCGCATTCCTTTAAGCTTTTTTCATCTACAATTGTCTTAATCACTCTGTCAGTTTGATATGTCCATTCGTTATGTATGTTTCGCTGCCTGTCAGTCACTATGACATATTCATTAAGTCCGGGGATATAAACCTTGCCTCCAATTTCTATAGGCTCAATATCTATATGCCCCTCGAAGATTGGTTCAGTGTGAGTTACCTTACACACTGGCTGAGTAATCCACCTCTCTGTGCCTGGGGCACGGTGTGAGTAATAACTTTCTTTCATAACCAATCCTTCAATCGTTGCTTTATGGCGTCCCACTTATTCACCTCCTTATAAGTCTCTTTAAAAATTGAATTTTAATCTAAATGTTCCATTACAATTTTTAGATAATCCTTATAGTCAATAGCAACCACATTGTCTCCTTTGACAAGTCGTTCACTTTTAACTCCAAAGAACCATCTGTCGTCTACCCACTGACGATCAGTCATATTATTTAAACCAAGTTCATCATGAGACCTGAAAGGACTCACCTTTTCAATTTGCTCAATCATAGACTTTATCTCGTTAAAATGCTTAGATCGTTTTTTGAAAGCGTAAAATCCGTCTTTTGGATTTTTAACAATGTCATTTTTAAATACTTCATACGCTTCGGTTCCTTCATAGACTCCGAAATATTCAGAGTGATAAAACGAGAAACCTTCCTCGACGCCATACTTTTCTTCAAACTTATCGAAGAAGGTGTTAATACCCTCTTTTCGTTTCTTCTCTGCTTTATACCAGTCGCTATCCTGTTTAACTTCATAAATCGGTGCATTTAAGGTTTGCATACTCCTCACCCCTCATTATTTGTTTTGATTTGTCGTATACTGCGCTTGCCCGGGAAATTATGAATATTTACGTTGATTATAATTTCCCTCTAACTCTTCATATGTAGCCCTAAATGGAGATGCAACTTCTTTCTCACCAACTTGTAAATACTTAAATCCAGTTACATATCCTTTCTTATAAACCCTCTCAACATAAACTGTTTCGTTGGCATCCAACTTGTTATCCCAGTAACCGTTTAATCTTGATCTAGTCATTTACAGCTCCTCTTTGTATTCGTACGCCTCTTGAACTGCATTAAAGTCTTCTTTATCTAAAACATCCTTTGCTACTTGGCACCAATATCCTAAATCACTAACCGCTTCAACTAATTCATTAATTGCTTGATCCTGAGTAATTGGTTTTGAATCCAATATCCAGTCTCCATTCACAGATCTTTCTAACGTATGAGCACCTTTTTTATGTAAACAAACTTTTAATTTATCCATTAGCATCTCCCCACTCTCGATAAAAGGAATATTTTATTTTTACTCTAAAAATAACTGCAAGTGATCCAATGTCTTTTCTAATTTCATGTCTTTACAATCTTCAATACATTCTTTCTTGATTGCTTCTCCACATTCTTTATGTACTGCGAATTCCTTATATTCTTTGTTGTCAGCCATCCTTATGTAATAAACGATGTCGCCAATGTGATCCTTGCATTTAACACACTCCAATGAATCACCTCGCTTCCTATATTTCTAATATACTCGCTTTCTCCCAAACAATCAATAACTATTTTATTTTTACCCTTAATATTTTTAAAAAGTAGGAGAGTTTCCTCCCCTACAGTACAATAAGGCTGCTGCTAATGGTTTTGAGTTCGTTTATGAAACACACGAACAATTATTGCTGCTATGAAGAATAAGGCAAACAATCCAAAAGCCATTGATCCATCCTTTAAAATTATCCCAAAGATCAACAATGCGCAACCAGACAAAATAAATAGTATTTTACTTAAGATATTGATCATTTACACTTCTCCATACAATCAAAGAATGCATTTACACCAATAATACCAGCAGAATTTACACAAGCATAGCAAGCAGTTCCCGCTGTTGCTGGAACACCAGCTGTGCATGAAACTCCACATAAAATAGCTAAACCGGTAATTGCCCATTGGCTAATATTCTTATCACCTAAGCAATCTGATACGCATCCAGTCCAACTCTTCTGAGCACTCATCATGTTAGATGTACTTCCTTTGTCCTCTGAAGTTTGTTTTGTTTCAAAGACCCCAGACTTGTCCTCATCCTTAACACCATTAACCCAATAATTCATTTCGTTTTGAGTGCTGCTGATTTTCTTCATGTCAACTTCATAGTACTCTTCAATATTCATATCGCTATCAAACGAAACATTAAATGAGCTAACTCTGTCTACTTTTTCAGTGTCCACGTATAAATAAGAAACCGAATAAGTTACTGTGCCATCATCATACTTAATAGCTCTAACTGATGCATTATCAAATACCTTTTCGTTTGATTTATGATACTTAATGTCTCCATTTCCAATTGCTTTTTCTGCCTTGGATAGAAGTTTTTCCTTAGTCTTTTTACTCACATCAATAGTGTGATCTGCAATAAATTCTGCCTCTGATTTTACTTTATCCTTGTCGACATTATCTGTTGAGATTGTGCTCTTTGCATCACTGTTCGGAGGAAATGTTGAAAAGGCCAAGACAAATACTGCAACTAGTGCTAAGATCGTTCGATAAAAATTGTTCATTAAAATATCCCCTTTGTAAAAATATAATTCTCATCTGGCACCAATACTTATCAAACAAACAATCTCATAAATCACCTTCTTTCTTTAATAAATGCTACCAATCATATAAATAATTGTTAAGAAATACTGATGATTTTGAATATTAAGTAACACAGATGTCCTTATATCAAGGGGATATTGCTCACCTTTATAAACAACTTATGTAATTTTGTAATTCCTTAGATTTAGTAAAAATCTCACCGAATTTTTTGTCTATAGTTTTCCATTGTCTTTCAGATGTTGACGGCAACTCATTTTCAAGATAAATGAACAACTCATCAACTCTGCTACTAAGTTGATCTATATTTTGCACAAGTGTTTCTTTTATTGGATCAGATATGCGCACGGACGTCCTCCCTTATGAAAAGATAATTACCGCCTTGCTGTTGTTATTTTTTATGTATGGAGCATATTTTCGTTCAAGATAATTCCTTGACGTTCCTTCTCCCAGACTTACATTATAAATATCTCTTACATTATGTGCTTCATAGGCTTGTTCTTTTGCCTGTTCAGGTGATAACGCCTCAATTACCAAAGACGCGTTTTCGCCTTTGTGATCTTTATATCTAACATAGTACCTTTTCAATAAACATCCCTTTATCCTTTCTTTTAATCCTGTTAAATTAATCCGCTTTTAGGTAAGTCTTAAAAAACTCATCTAGGTTTGCAGCAATCGCTCCAGCAACTTCTGCATAATGAGCATGACTCTTTTCTTGAGATCTTAAAAACTCAACTGCAGACTTTGCAATGGCTTTTATTTTCTCCTCGTCTAATTTTCCACTTCTTACTTCGTCTTTAATTTTTTCGGCTTCCTCTTTTAAGCTTTCTGGATAGTTCGCCACAGACTCACCTCTTATATTTTATTTTTACTCTTTAAAAGACAAATTTTATTTAAATTGCCGCTTCTGTTTGTGCTCCCTTTGACGTTGAAAAATCAGCGTAGCTTAAAATATGAGCTATTACATCAACTGTCCATCCGTCCCCAAGCATGTTGTATCTATGACTGTCTGCAACACCTTTTGTATAACCTTCAGGTACCGTTTGCAATCTCTCGTATTCCAGGGGAGTAAGTTTTCTAACTCTATCATTATGTATAACTTTCTTTTGCTTATGGCCACCTCTACATGCTGTTAAGGTTGGAGCTTTAAAATGAGGACTGTATACCCTTTGTAAAATATCATAGTTGTATAAATCAAGCTTTGCAGCTACTCGCTTATGCAACCCATAAAAATCATAATTAAGATTGTAATAATATTTTTCATCAACTTTTTCCTCAAGAATATCTGCTAATACCTGGTGCCTTTCATTGGGTTGTTTAACGTTTGGAATGTTAGTCCAGTAATATCTTTTTCTTTCCTGTGCAGAAAGGAGTCCACTGTCTATCATTATTGGTTCAACGCCTAAGTTCTTAGTAATCGTTTCTTTATCCTTCTCTTTCATGCTCTCAACATTTTCATATAAAAAATACCTGGGCTTAACTGTTTTTAAGGCCCTCACGTACTCAAAGAACAATTTTGATTTATCTCCTGCCAATCCTGTAAAATGCTCTTCTCGATCAGCTACAGTTATAGTTAGGTTCTGACATGGACTTCCGCCTAGCAAAAGATCAATTTTATTTAATCCTTTTAATTTTTGTTCATCTAATTCTAAAATATCACCTAGTTGAATTGTGAATGGATAGTTCCTTTGTGTTACTGCGATACTCGATTTTTCGATTTCACTCGCATAATATACATAATCAGTAATGCCAATTTTATTTAGGGCAATCTGTCCGCAGCTCATTCCGTCAAATAAACTTAGTACTTTCACTAAATCACTCCATATAATTTATTTTTATTCTAAATAAAATTGATCTTTTATTTAGATTACCAACCATAAAATAATATCGTCTCTGTCTCAAAATCTATGGTTTTTAATAATCTGGTCAACTCAAAAATGCTGTATTCGTATTTCCAAGAAGATGTAAGCCATGAATCATTAATATCCGTATTTAACGCCCATCCTCTTGTCCACTCAGATAAGTTGTTCTTGATATGTTGCTCTTGTTTTACTGAAGCAGTTCCATTTTTATCATCAATAAGTAAGTTCTCGTACATTGAAATGACTTTGTTTTTATAAATTTCAATAGCTTCTATAAGCCCTTCTTTACCAACAATATATGGAACATAATCCGATAGTTCATTCATAACTTCTTCTTTTTCAAAGAGGGGGTGCCCCTTTGAATAAATACGGTCGGCTGTATCATCCCAATACAACTTCCCAAACTCCCAAATTTCTTCTTTAGGCAGATTACCGATATAGAAATAACCCTCTTCTCCTGTTAACTCGAACTTTTTGGACAATTCATCGTAGTTCATTGACTTTATTTCGTTTACAAGTTCCTTGCTTATTTTATACATATAATGTCTGTAACCCATTACGGTCTCCCCTTTCTCTATAAAAGAGATATTTTAATCAGTTTCACAAACACTTCACACATTTCAAATATTTAACATGCTAGACTGGAGTTGTAATCACAATCAAAACCTAGGAGGTAATTCTTATGAAAAAGTTTTACAAAGGATTGATTGTTTCTGCTCTATCGCTTACAACACTAGCTCTCCCTGCATTCACATCACAAGCTTCTGCTCTAACGCCTGTCAAACCAGTTGACCAAGTTAAGCAACTAGGCGATCCTCTTGGTACGGTTGATTTCCACATGCTTAGGAATTCTAACGTATCTCTATTAAAAGGTTACACCCGGTGGGAAATTGTATCTGGAAGCAACCTTATAAGCATTAGTTCCAGTGGGGTCGTATCCTCTCATTCAACATTGGGCACAGCATTGGTTTACGCGTATGACATTAACGACAATTATGTGATTTATAAAATTAAAGTAGAAGCACGTTAGTTTACTAGGAGTGTTAATTCACTCCTTTTAACTTTATTTTCACTCTAAATATAACGATATTTCAAAGTAATTTCCGTTCAATCTCTTCCCAATTCATAACACGAATAAATCTATTGTCATTCCTGTTATGGGGAGCATCAAATAGTATCTTCATTCCAGCAAATGTTTCTAAGTTATGTATTCCGTCATCAATCATGATGTCCGCTTTAATTATGTTTTTATTGCCACAAAGCACAACATTGCTATGCGGAATGAATGGAAAATTCTCTGTAAGCCATTCAAGCTTTGCTTTAAGGGATTCCGGATGGTTTGTTGCTGTAGTAACAACATATACTTCATATTTCTTCGTCAGCTCCTCAACTACCCTCTGACTTCCTTCTATAACATCCAGATTTCTGAACAATTCGTAATCCAAATGTCTATAAACATTGTTTTGGGTATTTGAATATTTGCTGATATCCCAACACAGTATATCTTCCTCTTTTAGAGAAGGATCATCGTAGGCGTTAATATAGGCTACCCATTCACTTAGTAAATCAGCTAAAACTTGATCCATATCAATTGCAATTACTTTCTTCATAAATCACCCCATCCACTAAAAAGATTATGCCTTTAGCAATTTCTTTGCTAGTCCACTGCTCTGTATCCCATGAATATGTATGTAACCCTACATCGCTCATTACTTCTCTGTATAACCCTAATACCGGCTCAATATCACGATCATTTATGTATTCATCACCACGTTCCCGTAAACGCTGCTTAATAACCTTGGCATCAGCATATAAGTAAATCACCTTGGCTTTATCTCTAATCTTCTTCTCGATTGTTCTTTGCTGCTCTTCCGTTAAGATTGAGTAATCCTTGAACTTCTTCGCATAAACCAAATTTGAATATATGTATCTATCAATAATTACATTGTCCTCATCGGCCAGCTTGTTAAAGTGTTCAAAAAGCTTCTCATTACCGCTCTTGGCCAATTCAAAGCTGGATCCCTTTAGCACCGGATAGCCGAGTTCTTTGCTTAGCTTATCTGCTACTGTTGATTTGTAGCAGCAGTCAGTGCCTTCTAAAATTATCATCGTCATTTATCTTCCACCCTTCTTACATTGCTAAAGCCAATCACTCTATATGAGCCATCTGGATACTCAACTTCTAATTGCTCATGTCCTTTATCAACTTGTGCAACAACACCAATCTCTCCTGTGAAACCTGCAATCACCCTCTCTCCCTTTTTAAACATACAATTAACCTCCTTTAGCTGGATTTAATTCATGCTCCTTGAAGAATGTAATATCACCTGTTTCATCACTGACTGCGTAATCATATGTAGCAGAGTGAAGCAACTCAATAATTTTCCCTTCCCGTCCCACATGATGAGGACAAGCACTCTTTGCATTCTCATTTATGATAACTTTTAACCCTTCTGGATAAGACCAAAACTTAGGCAATTAACCATCTCCTAACTAATAATTGAGATTGTCCCACTTTGCTTACCAAAATTAATTGCGTCGCGCTCGGTTGCTACAAGCAAGTCCACTTTATTCCCAACTATTGCGCCTCCAGTATCAACTGCAATTGCTTTAAATGTTGTTCCACCAATGCTTACTTCAACAATTGAATTCAAAGGAATAACACTCGGATCGGTTGCAATAACACGATACCCTTTGTAATAGATTGATTGAGTAACATCAACGCCTGTTCTCGTTATTCCTGTGCATCCTTCTTGGCAGTGAGCAATATAAGCACTCAGCTTAACCTGGATAGTTTTCTTTGCGGCCGGTGCCTTGTTTTCTTTTCTTTGTTTATGTATTTTATTTTTACCCTTTAAAACTTTATGTTTTCCCGTCTCACCTCCTTTCACGTGCTTTTTCTTACTTTGCTTAGGTTTAATGAGTTTTGCTGAGACAAGATTCTCTGCATGCCTTTTTAATTGTTGTTCTTTGTTCGTTTGAGCTTTTTTAAATAGCCGTAAGACAATATTCTCACTTGATGGGATCCTAATCTGTCTAGGCTTCTTATAAAATGATTCTTTTATTAAATCTTCATTTCCCTCTGTTTTATGTAAATGCTGCTCATAACCTATGTAAGAAAAAGTGGTTAAGGGAATTAAAATCATCATACCATAAACGGACTTGAAAATGTTCGTTTTTATTTTATTTTTATCCATAAAATTATTATTGATAATCCTGCCTCCTATGCCTCACTATGCCTCAGCTCTTTTGGTTGTTAGACTAATATTCCCTTCCCTATCAACATGATCAATTCTACAGACCGTGTGGCTATAGATGCTGTTCTTATATACTTTAGGAATAAAGTTATTGCCTCTTCTGAATCCAGTGAACATGAGCAAAGTTCCTCTGGTATACCAAGACTTCTCAACAACCTCTTTCTTGCCCCCGGCGACAGGTCGAGAAATCTGTTTATTATAATGTCCAAAGCTACCTGCCCACTGTTTAACTGTTACCACCCCTGTAGGTGTAAGGAGTGTGATGGTATGTTTGTTTTTATCCCTATCTAGTACGGTTCCTACAATCCGAGTTGTCTCATATTCATAGAGAGTTCTCCCTCTCCATTGATATGGCCTCCCTTTAACCGGCTCTTCTGGTAGCTCATAAAAATCAGCAATGTCATATTTAGCAAAGTTAACACCAGAAAGCTCATGATCGGTATAATAATAGCTCAATGAATCCATTTCCCATTTGCCATATGTACCGCTAGCATATTTAATCCACTCATTATTGAGTAGTCTTCGATTTAAAAGATTTAGAGCCTCATCAGTTCCCAACCATTTTTTTAATGCAGTCATCTTTTTGTCATATTCTTTTTTAAATGCATTCTCTGAGATTATAAGATGTTCATTGTGAAAATCCACCACACAATTTTCATCAAAGTATTGATTAAAGAACTCAGACGCTGCATCATCTAATAAATAAAGCTTATCTTTAGGTGATTCGATTGTCTTAAAGACTTTCTTTGAAATATATTCTTTAAATTTAAAGCACCTAACTTCTAAAGCAAATTGTTCAGGAATCAAATCGTTTTCTAACATCATACCTATATTTGCCATGGTTAATTTCTTTTTAGGTTCGGCAATTATTGAGATGTACTTTTTCATGATTTCTTTTCGGTCATCAAAGGTATCAAAGCAGCCTCCCTTAATCAATTGTATTACTTGGCCTTTTTTGATTTTTCCTGTATAGAATAATTTATCAAGGAATTCTTCAAAGGACTCGTATGGTCTATTTGAAATTATTCGGTGAACTATTTCATCTCCAATTCCATTCATGCCTTTCATTCCAAAGATAATTGAATTGTTTTGAATATCTGCCTTAAAACCAAAACCAGCTTTATTAACATCCGGTAAATCAACCTTTATACCTCGATGGCGTATGCTTCCTATAGCCGAAGCAACTTTCCCATAGTCGGTCTTCTGAGTCTTCTTATTTCCATCTTTGTCTTCTGTTTCTTCGTCATTTTCAACACCTCCACTGTTAACTGTCAAACAGGCAGTGTTCCAGTATAAAGGGTTATATCGATAGTTTAAGTTCAATTCCTGTAATGCAATAATGGAATACGCTAAAGTATGAAGTAGACTGAAACTGTAGCCAAACTGTCTTTTAAATTGAACATTCCATACATAATTCAAAAGAGCGTCTGACGCACCAACTTCCTTCCCTTTTTTGAAGAATAAGGCCTGAACTTCTTTTAATACATCTTCTTTTTTCTTTGCTATGGACTTTCTTAAATAATTTGACTCCTTAATATCGAATCCGGCTATATCCTTATCCATTACCATTTGCATGACAACTTCTTGAGTGTCAGCAACTCCATAAATGTCTTTTAAATATCGTTCAACCACCTTTATCCCAGCATTGTTTAGTCCATAATTGCGCATTTCTTCATACCATAGTGACATATTGTTCTTATACTTTACATATGTGTCAACAGGTTGCTCTTCGCCATCAGACATTAAACGCATTAAAGAGTTTGTAACTGCCGCCTCAAGCAGGCTTTTGGGTTTAACTTTAATTACAGATTGGTGGCCGACCTCGGTCGAAAACTGGAACAAATCCATTACCTCTCCATTACCAGCCATTTCCCACAGCCTTGGATCTTCATATTCAATTACGTCTGGATGAATGTATTTCTTGTATGTTTCCTTTAAGTTTCCTTGCCATTCAATTTCTTTGTTCTCGATTAATTGGTCTAAAGTTACTCGAATCTTATCTAAAGCCTCAATGGTCAGAAGATCAAACTTTACTGAGCCCATGGCTTCACTATCACCCATATTAAACTGTGTAATAAAAGCTCCTTTGGGAGTTTTCATCATTGCATTCGACTTTGTATATTCATTGTTAAAGATAATAACTCCAGCTGCGTGAGAAGACCGTTTATTAGTTAATCCTTCAATTTTCAGAGCTGTTTCTTTAAGATTGGGGTATTGTTCAACCTCTCTAATAAACTCTTTCATTGGTTTTCTGTTAGTTTCTTTGTCACCATAAAGACAATGCGTTAAAGGCCAGTTAGACCCTCTTTCATAAGGAATCATCCCACTTAAATATTCAGATATATCGTTATCTATCCCTAAGCCTCTACATGCTGTCTTAAGCGCTGATTTTGAGCCCTCAGTTCCAAAAGTGGCAATTTGAAGAACACGTTTGTCTCCGAATCTTTTTCTAAGTGCCTTAAGAATTTTTTGTCTTTTTGATCCTTCAGTATCAATATCGATATCTGGAAGATCAGGTCTAGATTTATGTATATGTCTCCAATGTGGTAAATCATATTGCATTGGATTAAATTGAGTGTTGTCGAGTAAATAGTTAACGAGGTATCCTGCTGCACTCCCCCTCGCTGCCCCAACCAAACTATCTCCACCACACTCATCATCCCAAATAATATTAATTATTTCTCTGACTGTTATGTAATAAGAAGGCATGGACTGGTTTAGCTTTTGGCTGATTTCCCAAAGCTCCCCTAGTTCAACATTAATCCTATTTAATATTTTGTGAAATGCTTCCTTTGTTAGTTCATTTGTTTTCAGCTTATCATCAAAACCATCTTCAATTAATTTTAAAAGATATCTGTCCTGCTCATCTTTTGATTCTGACATCTTCTTTATATACTCATACTCATTATATGCTGGTTTAAACAAATGCCTTAAATTAAACTGTGGTAGCTCCATTTTAGGGATAATCGGATCATGTTCTATGGTGTAGTCGTCAATCATCTCTCCAATAAGCAATGTATTATCAATTGCCTGGTCAACGATCTCTTTTTCAATGTAGTCCATTCTCTCATGAATTTCATCAACACTCTGAACAAAACATGCCTCATAAAAAGAGTCGACTTCTCTCTCTCCATCCTTGGCGTTTAAAAAGGCTTGATGAATTGCCCTATCTTCCGGTCTAAGAAAGTGTGCATCAGTTGTGACAATCATTTTCAATCCATAGCCGTTAGCTATATCAACAAGTTTCTTATTACAATAAATCTGCTCTTCACTTAAAGCTGGTTGAAGCTCAATAAAGAACTTATCTTTCCCAAAGACTTTAATACACCATGTTATAAACTCATGAATTTTTAACTTGTGCTGTTTGATTGACTGAATGTCTCCGCTTTCTTCGCATTCTTTGATTCTGAGTAAATTGATATTCACCTCAGAGCCGAGACAAGCTGTTGTAGCGATAATGTGACCTGGATCTTTGCTAAGCAGTTCTTCTACATCCTTTTTAACTGTTGGCACTCTTTCCATTGTTCCTGTACAAAATGAATTTTCCCAGGCTTGTGAAGACAGTATTCTTAGCTGCTCATGTCCTGTAGGGTCAATTGCCAACATTAGAAAGTGCGGAAACTTTGTCTGTCCTGACTTATAGTTATCGCGGACTTCTTCCAGTGAATCGACTAAATATGCTTCATTCCCCAATATGAGTTTAAAATCTGTAGGCATATCTCCCTTCTTCTTCATTTCTCTGACAGTCTTAATCGCTTCCAGATGCGCTGAAAGAACCTCATGGTCAGTAATGGCCAATCCTTTGTAATTCATCTGAACCGCTGTCTTAAGCAATTCTCCTACTGAATTTGTTGAATCGAGAAGCCTTATGTTACTTTTATCAGTGTGGCAGTGACATCCAATCAATTTTCATCCCCCTTAAAACACAAGTTCTTTTTTATTTGTACGAACCACCTCCAAGTCATAAATTTCAATTTGAGGTGTTTGCCTGCCCTTATATTCATTTACCTTTGCCTTACCAACAACATTAAGTATTAAAGTTCCATTTGATTGAGTAAGTTTCTCAAAGTATTCTGTATCGCTTTTAAAGCGTATGTATTCAATATCTCCATACTTAAATTTAACCGTTGTCTTATTCTTTTTCCCTAAATGCTCAATTTGTTCGATGTCAATTTCAAGTTCTGTTATAGCTATTAATGGTTCTTCGACTTTGTAGCCCCAGAAGTCTTTGTAGCCATCAAGCTGAAGGATAAATTCCTTTCTTAATTGTTTTGCTGGTATCTCAAAATCAACATTCTGAATATCTTCTTCAATATCTATGTCTTTAAATTTTTCATTCAGCACTTTGTTCACCAGAATTAGGTTCTGTCGTTTAATTGCAAAACCAGCTGCATTTGGGTGACCTTCAACAAACTCAAACAATCCAGTATCCATAAGCACTTTCTTAAAATCCTTTATAAACCCTTTGTCATACCCTCGTATAGAGCCACTCAAGATATCTTTACCTTTTTCGGGATCGTTTCTGGCTAACAAGACCGGCTTTTTATATTCTTCTGCAAGCTGATTGGCCACCAGCCCAGTTAGACTTTTATCTAGAATTCCTTCAATGTAAACAATGAGTACTTTATTCGCTGTTAAACTTTTCTCCTCTATTCTATTTTTAATTTCCGCTCCAGCTGCATCTGCAATCCGTTTCTGCTTTGCTTTTAGATTTCCTAGAATTCTAACTGTGTCATCATGTATTGACACAAGCTCTGTTTCACTTTGCCCACGTTTTTTGTAGGGAACCTTTTCTTTAGAAAGAAGGAATGCTCTCATCATTTGATCTTTTTCTTCACTGCTTCCAACCCTAATGGCAGCGTTAATTAAAGGGTTAATAAAGAACTGTGTATTCTGTATGTTCTTGTCACCTTTGGTTGAAAAATCTTGCTTCTTAAACAGCTTCTTTAATAATGGATGCTTAATTTTCTTCAAGCCTTCATTCATAAAATACCTGGTTTCAAGGTTTCTTGAATCAGCCGAATCAGCAATGTTACCAATAGATACAAGGTCTAAGAATTGTTCGGCTTCATTTTTATTTAGCTTTTCATCAATTGCCTGGCAAAATTTATAGGCCATTCCTGCGCCTGTTAGAGTTTTATTCGAATAATTAGGCGAAAGTTGATTATTTACTACGATCGCATGTTCAGACTCTCGTTCACATTCATGGTGATCAATAACAATTATTTCTGTGCCTCTCTTATTAAGAGCCTCATGTTCCTCAAATTGACTTGAACCTGCGTCTGGGATTATGACTAAGTCAACATCATCAGGAATTGTATTAATAAAAATCCCATGTTCCTTCCCATCTTGAATTCTGTAATGTATATTTGCTTTCGGACAAATCTTCTTTATATAATTGATAATGATTGAACTGGATGTGTACCCATCTACATCGCTATCCACTTGAACAAATATTTTATTTTTATTCTCTAAATGCTTTATTAAACAATCAGATGCTTTATCAATGTTATCGAGTTTTGAAAAATGAATGGCTGAGCTCTGGTTCACATCAATAAAGCTCTTCGGATTTTCAATCCCTCTGTTTTTTAAAATTGTCGATAATGGATTGAAATTATAATCATTGTTGCCAATGAGCTTATAAGCCACTAAATCCCTCCTTCATTCGTATTGATTTCAATTTTTCTTCTCATCAGCTCCTCTAAAACGTCTTTTCCCTTATCAGCTGGACTGTCTTTATAATCCAACATGTTTTCAAAATCCCATAAAACATACACACGAACATACGGCGTAAATTTTGCTGCAAGCTTCAAGATTTTTTTCTGATACTCTAGCAGTTTACGTTGATACATCTCCTCTGTCTCATGCTCTTTCGGTGGTCTATATTTATCTAAAGCAATAAACACTTCTTCCACTCCAAGAGAAAGTAAGATATCACGGTGAAAATTTGAAATGTTGTTTGAACAGACTGCACATGTGAAATTTGCTTCACCATAAAAGTCCTGGCATTTTAAAACAGACTTTTCTGATTCAAAAATTAAGGCTTTTTTAAACCTTTCAATTGAATCTTTTGTTTTATGTAATCCATATAAATTCATCATGGTCTGATGATTATGCAGGGTGTTCCCAACTTTTAAAGGCATATATTTATAACCGGCATCAACTTCCTCTTTAATAAGAGATCGTCTACGTATGCCAATCAATCTATTATTTAAATCTCGATGTGGAATGGTTATACCTTCTGTGTAGCTTCTAAAATAGTAGCCAATTTCAAAGTCATTTAATGTTTGCATGCTTATCCCCTCTTCCAGCCACATTTGATGAGGATAAGGCAAAAACACATCTAAAACAGTTTCATTGAAGCTGGGAAGCTCAATGTCTATCTTTTTTTTCTTATTGAACTTCCCCATCCATTCCCAGTCATCAATTAAATCATTGTTCGTGAATGTTTCCCTGTTACCGAAACCAAATGTTCTCCCAGCTAGCCTTGCAACATACTCAATGGCTTGATTAAAAGATATATTGACCCCTTTTTGTCTTTTGGCTCGTATAACAAGCTCAAAGACATCGAATGTATCTCCACATTCCGTATAGCAATGAAATTGCTTTGCTTCGTGATAGTAATACAGCTTGTAGCTTCCACCAGAAGCGTTGTGGCAAACGGTTCTGTATATTGGGTTTCCTTGTTGATCCCATTGATTATTTTCGCTACCCAATTCTTTTAATATTTTATGTATATCCTCAAGCGTAAGACTTTCTTTTATCCTGTCCTTATCATATTTCAAAGGGTGCCACACCCCTTATCCTGCTTTAATATTCAATTTTTCAACTGTAATTAATTCATTATCAATATTTGTGGTAAAACAATCTTCAGTTCTCATGATATCCATGTTTATGTATGTGAAAATCTTCAGCTTATCATGCTTATTCCCACGATTCTTAAATACATGGACAACAAAGTTAGGCATCTTGTTTCCAAAGCCATTCTTCATTATGTCTGCAGCAGCTTCCTTCTCTTTTTTGCTTAATGGAAGAATAATCATCGCTACGTCAGTTTTATCTGCAATAGCCTTACTTCCTCTTAAATAATTAGCATCAATTTGTAGACCTTTTAGCCAAGCGTCCTTCCATTCACCGTTCAGCTGCGTTGCGCTCATCATAAAAACATCATATTTATTACATAAGGCCTTTAACTTATCGGCCATGAGAAGTAAAATTTGGTCTTCTCTTAAGCTTATTCCACTGTTTCTACTCATTTCTGAAAAAATGGTTACAGAGGAATGGATATAATCAAAATAAATATACCCGACATTGTGTTTTCTAACGTTTTTCTCTATAGTCTCTTCTATTTCTTTGATATTGAAATCCGGCAAATGTTCAAACCAAATAGGTGATTCCTCTAATATATCTGCCGCCTTTCTAATTCTTTCTTCTTCAGACTTTGTAGCGGAATTTTGAAGTATTTTCTCTTCTGGTACACCTGAAATGTATGCTATTGCTATACTTTGTAGTTCCTCAGGTACCATTTCCGTTGAAATTACAGATGCGTTCTCTCTAAAAAGGTTATCTTCCCATTGTTTTTCTTTGATATTGTAAATTTGGGTTGCGCCTAAGAAGCAGGCATCTGCAACCATGTTTCTTGTCTTCCCTCCTCCAGTTGTTCCCGATCTCAAATAGAACTTTTTCCTTCGAGATCCCCTAAAAATCGAAGTTTGAATTTCACTATTCAAAGGTACTCCTATATCTGGTGAGAGCTTCAACCTATCTAAAAACTGATGAACACCCTCTCCAGCCTGAATACCCTTACTTTGAGAGTTTGTTTTGAATTTATCTTTCACTTCAATAATTTTCATTTCGTAATGTGAAAGAATTTCTTCTATTGACTTCTTATCAAAGCGTTCCTGCATAGCCTCTTGCTCTCTAGGATCAATTATTGTATGATCGTATATTTCTCTAACGTCAAACCCTAGTCCATGCATTTCTCTGATTAAACTAAACTTTTTTAAGCGGTTATAATAAAACTCAAAGTTTTCGACTTCCGCCAAATTCTGTATTGTATGAATATAATTTATACCGTCATTGTCATTGAAAACTTTATATTGGATTCCATAGTTTTTTAGATATCCATCAATCTCTACTTCATTTATAACCTCTGTGCCTTGATTAAATAAGTTACACATTGCAGCAAAGAGAATTGAATGAAATCTTTCGGGAAAGTCGGCCTTTGATAGGTTGTATCCGTTACTTTCAGATAAGAGCGAGGGTTCCTTTAATATGCTCCCCAACACTTGTATAATTGCTTTTTTGTCTTGTAGCAAATGGACTCTCCTTCCTATAATGTTGAGATGTCAACAAGTCCCCTTTTCTTTCTCAATCCCTTTTTTATAACTAACGTGATCTCTTCTCTTTTGTGATTTTTAGGGTCTTCAGCTGACTTTTGGATTGCCTTTTGTTTAATGTAATGTCGCTTGGCCTCGTCATATACAAAAGGGACAATTCCAATGCCATCACCTTCTCTTGGATGATTCTCCAGTGTTTCATAAAAGTACTTAAGCGCAAGTTCAATTCCTTTTAGCTTATAACCATATTCCTCTTGAAACTCTTTGATCTGTTTTAGCATCATACCTGTCGGAGATGCAAGACCATATAAGTTGCATATGTATTGAAGTAACTCTTTTCGATGGTCTGCCTCTTGTCTCCACGTGTTGAAGCACTGTTCATGGTAGTATCTTTTTTTATAAGGAATCGCTAAATCTTTATCTAATTTAGTCTCACAATATGGACATTTGACTTGTCTCCCCATTTAGTCACCTCTCATAAAGAGAGGGAGATGACTCCCTCATTTTTAATCCTCAAGAAGATCTTTAAGATCATCTAAAATAACTGACATTACATCAACTTGTTTCTTAGTGCATTCAGTTACTTTTGCATTTTTACCTAAGTGCTTTTCAACTATTTCATTTAATTCCTCTAGTTTGCCTTTTTCATTTAGGCGAATCCCGACTTCCTTAATCTCAGCCATAAGCATTTCAAAATTATTTTCCCCAATAGAATACACTTCTTTTTTCTCTTCTTCAGTTACCAGTTTAATGCCTTCCATTTCTCCTTGTTTAACAATCCCATCAACAATAGCCTTTGTAAGATTTTCCGCTGTAAACTCCTCAATAAAGGTTGGCACATAGTCAAATTTTGATCGAGCGAAGAATTCATCAGTTTCAGCAAGGTATGCGCTTGACTTAATTACAGTGCCATTCTCATCTACTCCATTCGACTTAAGATAAATAGTGAATTCACAGTTATCACGAATGGTTGGCATTAACCTCTTATCGCCTTTTGGCTGTATCTTTCCATTTTCATCTTCAGTTTCATGAGTGATAAACACGATTGTAAAATCAAGCGATATTAGTTTATCGATTTGTTCCCATAATTCAGTTTCATATTCAGACCACAACCCATACCCACTGTTACCTTCTTTTAGTCTGTTTACACCGTATGTATCACAAATATATTTAGAGCAATATCTTGCCATAATATCTGCACCATCAATTACAATTGTCTTATATATTTCTTTTGCTTTTTCTGCATTTTTCTCAAATTGTCGTACAATTTTTGAAAAATCAGACCATCGATTAATTGGGTAAAATGGAATGCCATCTCTCGCTGCCAATCCTTTCTCAAAAGCGATGAAATATGGTTTCTCCATTCTTGAAGCTTGATATGTTTTTCCTAAGTTGTTGCTACCGTAAATAAGTATTTTTTTTCCTTCAAGTCCTTGTGCTACTACTGAAATTTGAGGGTTGAAAATATCGATTGTCATTTAAACTCTCCTTTAATTTTGATTTGATGGGTGAGTCAAAGCCCACCCCAGTTATGTATTTTCTGTAAAATTATTTTATTTTTATCCATTAAAAAGGAAGGTCATCATCTGAAATTTCAACCGGCTTTGAAGGCTTGTTATTAGGTGCGCTTCCGCCAAAACCAGACTTTTTATTATTTTCATTGCCACTTTCATTCTTAAGCTCATCTAGGTAAATCTCTCTTTCAGTCAACGCTTTTTTAATTGCATCTGCATTAAAAGCATTTTTGCTATCCTCGTCATATGGATCATTGCCACCTGTAATTAGGTACTCTCTTTTCGAATTAGTAGTGATTTCTTTCTTGTCTTCACCAAATGCTGCTGTTTTGGTCGTTACTTTTTGCTCTTTGAAGTTAATAATCTTTCCAAAAACATTAACCGTAGACCCTTTTTCATAATTATTTTCAACGTATTGAGACCCTTCTTTTGTGACTACAAATTCAAACGGAATTACTTTCCCACCATATAAAGGAATATAACCATTTAAATTAACTCTGCCCGTTTCTTCACCTTTTACTTTTTCTTCGGTTACATTCTTTACAAACAGCTCAACATCAAATTCCGCTCTTGGATTGAATTCTTCATTGGCGTCCAGTCTATTTACAAAGTTAGTCGTTAACTGTGGATACGCCTTTAAAATCCCTTGTGAGTAATATTCGTTTAAACCAATCTTACCTTGGGTAATTCTCACTTTGTCAGCTTCATCTCTCCCATGTTCTGCAATGGACTTATATTCACTGATGATGGTTTGATAACCTTTTGCAATAGCATTATCTGTGCCATCAGCTTTCTTATATTTTGAAAAGCCTTTTACTGTATGCACTTCATTTGGTGCAACTTCAATATCTAGTTCAATATTTAGCCCTTTACCACTTTTCCATTCAGTGTGTTTAACCTCAGCCAGTGTTCCCTCAATAATTACAACATTTGATGCTTCACGTAGTACTGTTTTATTTTCTGCCATTTAAATAATCAACCTCTTTCTTTTTTGTTTATATTTTATTTTTACTCTTAAAATGCCTATAATGAGACTTGCTACTAAACTTACAATCCTTAATGCCAAGTAGCTTGTTTAATTCTATGTATCTTTTTTTTGGGAAGTCCCAAGGCTCAGGATCACCTTTTACATTTTCAATCCTTATTACTGTTCCATGCCGAATTGTGATCTTTAAGTTTCCATATGAATATGTTTTAGAAAAAAGACCTCTTTTAATTCCTCTTGGTTTAAATTCCTTTACCAACATCACATTCCTGGTTAATTTTCTCCTTGCTTGGTCTTCATCGATGTCGTAATTCCTTTTGACATCATTTTTGTAGGTATGTAAGGCTTCATCAGATACTTTCAGTATCTTTAATTCCTTTTTCATCTCTTTCCTCCTTTCTCTCTTTGGGATAACTTAATCTTACATCATCAAAACGAAACGGTCAACAACTATTTTATTTTTATCCTATAAAATAATAAATAGTTCTCTCTTGTGATGAATGTCTTTATCAATTGCAGTGCCGGCTGCTTCTGAAGATTGATCTTCTTGTTTCCGCACCCCAATAGCGCGTGTAATTTTATAAAATGATATTGAGAGTTAAGAAGCGCCTAAGCAAAGGCGCTTCTGTATAACAAACTATCCTATACCCGAAATTCAGCTACGTATCTCTTATCTGATCCTTCATTGCCGTAATCAGAAACTTTTGCAAAGTCTGTTGAGAAAATTTCATCTGGGTACTCACGGATCATTTTTCTACATAGGTTGGACAGAGCTTCTTGCTTCGTTTTGCCATATTCAAATACCAACACATTAAACACCTCCTTAACATTATTATGAGAGATCCCTTTTCCTGCTAATCCTTAATTGTACCCACTTTACGACATAACAAATCAAAACAAGTGAAAATTCATAAAATTTCACTCCATGACCACATGTTCATTGTTTGTAGCGTAAAACCGTCAGGAAGCTTTTTCATTTTTATATTCACGTTATATCTCTTCCCAGTAGTCTTATGGATCACAGCAAGATCTTCGCCATCATAGAACCTTACAATCGCTTCATTAAATTCAATTGGCTGATCAACCATATAACCTTCTTTAAGCGCTCTGATATACAGATAAGGATCTGCCTTATAAAGCTCATAAAGCCTATTCGCAAAATCTTCGTGTTTATCTCTAAGTAGTTCAAAATTTATTAGGGATATGTACAGTTTTTCAGATATGTTCAGCTTGTTCTTGAAGTACCGGATTGCTTCGTCTTGTTCTTTACTTAAAATATTGGTCATATATCCATCTCCCAATCTTGTTAAAACTACAATTTTATTCAGACCACAATATCTCCTTCTGCTGTCTTCAGCGTTCCACTATCATATGTGTTATGAATTAACGTTGTATTCTTTGCTTTATCTGTGCAATAAGGGTGAGATAATAACTTGCCTCCAATTCCCCGCACATCGTTTCTTACAAGCCGTACTTTGTCCGTATTCTCCAAATACACTCCATATCCCTGGTCTGTTGAACGATTAAACATAATCTCATTATCCTTCAGCATGTGTTCTGATCCACCAGTCAGTTGAATAGCGATCAATGCTTTACAGAAATAAATCTGATTCTCACTAATTTGACAACTGTACTTCTCAGGAGTACCTTTAATTGCAACGTTCCTAGGCTCATGAATTTCATTTCGTTGCAGCGAGACGGAAGAGTCCTTATCCCAGAAGATGCCGTATCCACTTCCGTTTAACAATAAGTCATTCCCTTTTAAACGAACTGACTGAGACCTTTCGCAATAAATTCCACCGTACACATTTACAAATTCATTATTAATTAGACTGATCCGGGTAGAGTCCATTATCTTTACAGCGTATGCTGAGATTGTTCCTTTCCCTTTGTTGTTCACAACCCTTACATCATTTGAGTTTCTAACCTGGACTTGAATGCAGTCACTGTTCTCTATTCTGTTATCTGTGATTAATACATCTTCTGCCTGATGTGTTGCAATTGGACATGTCTTTATCCCTTCTAGAGTATTATTTGATATCAACACGCCTTTTCCTCTTGCGCAAATTCCTATTTCAAACCCTCTTACCGTATTGCCCTCAATTTGAACTCTGTTTCCGGATTCTGTACTTGATACACCAACCGAGTCAATTCCGTATTTCTTAGTCTCTGCATCATTGATTATCTTGTTGTTTTTAATGCTGACATCAGTGCTGAATCCGTAAGAAATAACGTTGTCGCTGTAGTTCCCTTCAATAATTACTTGACCGCTTGTGTGAGCTGTAACGGATCCACGACCGTTGTTTTTAAACCTGCAGTTTCGTACAGTTAATTTGTATGGGTGATCGTATTTAATTCCGTTTTCTCCAAAACCCTCTAAATCAATTCCTAATTGCGGCCCAATTGTATCTCCCCCAGCTTCCTCTATATCACAGTCGTCTACAAGAAGACCTTCACAACCATTGGTAGCTAGGTTATTTCTTCTCCCTCTTAAAAGAGTGCACTTTCGAACGGTTACATTCTTTGAAGGCGTATATGTTCCAGAAGTGTTCATCATCCCATCAGCTGCTATCCAAATGTTATCTCCAATACAGTCAGAGACTTGCACATTTTCAATTAACACATTACTGCTGCCATGAATATGAATTCCGTATCCCCATTCATGTGTCCTTTTAATTGAAGTTACTTTTGAATAATCGTGTTCATACCGGTCACCTATAATTTGACCACCGCGAATCGTTACATTACTCGCTTGGCCGATATAGAAACAGGAATAGCCTTGAGAATCATTAGGCAACACTTTAAATACAGCCTCTGGATGAAGTATTAACTCAATATTCGAAGGAATATTAATACCTCCGCCGAATTCAGGCAGCCGCCTTGAAGTATTCACAGCATCAATTAGATAGGTACCTTTTGGTATATGTACTTTATAGAATGATTTTGAGCTTGCGTACTTTAAAGCTCGGTTTATCCCTTCTGTCGTTTCAATAGCATTTGACCCTTTATCATCAATTCCCCAATCCAGAGCATCAACAGAATAGTATAAGGGCTGCTGCATGTTCATGTTGTTAAACCCTTTCCTTCTACATTTCCATTGAGAAACTGTGACAGAATGTCAATGAAATTATAAAAGACTTCACTTCTTGTGCCTGAGCGTCCTTTTAGAGAAAAGGTGTTAAACATTGATTTGCGCAGTCCAGTGCTTAACTCAAGTTGAATGCTCTTTCCTGTTTTATTTTTATTGGCAATATTATTCGGGTTGCTACCAGATAGTCTTGTCCCTTCGTCAAGAAGCTCTGCAGAGTAACCAGCATTATTTAATGTACTTGTTATCGCTTAAGCTTTGTCTCGATCTGTGCCGCCAACTAAAACATGCCGGTCATTACTTGCATAACCGTGAAGTGACAGTGTGAACTCATGTTCCTTCAACATTTCAAGTGCTTGTGGTTCATCAAAATTCGTACTGGTTAAATGTAAATCAAATGCTCCTGGTGTCTTTAAAGCTTCAAAAAGATATGTAGAGTATGTTTCGCTTAATTCCTTTGCAAGCTCGCTGGTTCCCCCTTCTATACCACCTCCATGGGGAGCAAGAATTAATACATCAGTGACGTGCTCTTTTGAGAATACGCTAAAACTGAACGGCGATTCATTCTCTTTAAGCTCTTCAAAGTTCCGATACTTGTCCGCTGCTAAAACACTCTCAGGATTCAGGAATGAAACCAGAGCAGTCGCCAAGACTGGAAAAGTCTTCTTTACTGTGATACACTTTGATAGCTTCGTAGTAATACGATGCATGCAGAGGAGGTGCGACCCGCCAAAGTTTCCCTTCTCTGCGCCCTTAATCTTTTTCAACAAATCCTCTATTCTGTTTTTAATCTTCAATTAAAAAAACACTCCTTTTATTTTTGTTCTATTATCAAAATTTAAATTACTCAGACAACTCACATCATTACCACCCCCTTAAATAAAAAATTACTTTTATGCAGACTCAATACTGACTCCGGAATCCTTTAACAATTCAATTTGTTCCGTTGGAATATTTGATTTCACCAATCTCCACCCAACTAAGGTTATTCCATAATAAAGATCAGTTAGTTCTACCTCATCATTCAACTCACCTTTTAATCGAATCATTCGATCTTTATACTTTTCATGACCGATAATTTCATAGTCTTTATTATAAATTGCATATGTTTCGTCGTCGGCTTCATTGTCTGCATATGGGGTACAAACCCACCTGCCGTCTGACAGGCTTGGGTCAGCTTTCAACCATTCATAAACTTCTTCGTCAGATTCAGCAAGCAAGTATGTAAAGATACCCCTCTCACTTCCCTTGGGTGCAAAATGCTTCAGTATAATTTCATAAAGATTCATTTTATTACCTCCCTGGATACTGGTTAAAATATCGTTTTTATTTAGAGTCCAAAAGCTCAGGATCTTCGTAAATGTTTCCTGCTACATCCCACCAGACTGACTCGAGTTCTATGAGGTGCTGATCATCATTCATTTCTCCACCCTTAGCCCAAAAAGATCCGTCTTTCCAGTAGACTCTCCAATGAAAACCATCTACATCTTGGATGATATCCCCCTCATAAATCTCTTGGTGGTATTTGTCCTTCATCCCCGTATATTGCATCCATGAACTGTATTTTTCATTTTCATCATTGTCATCTAGCGCTGCCAACTGAAACTGCTTTATATGATTCCAATAGTGCATTACTTTTTTCTTTTTTGAATACATCCGAAACTTAATTTCTCTCATTCTCCAGCCTCCGATTATTTTTTCTTCCTACCGCTATCTAACTCATGAACTTATTTTATTTTTATCAAATAAATCAATTATGTAAGTCTCATACATGTCATTCCAATAAGGATCTGTTCTTGCTATGTATTTCTTTGCTATTCCATTCTCCTCAATCTTAAAGGTTTGCCCCTTTTGGATATCCGTGAACTTCTTTTTTGTCCATATCCCTCTAATCAACACTTCAACTTCTTTAACCTCAACTGTTTGCTGCATCACATTCCTCCTTTTTGATTTTCGTGTATCAAGCCTGTACAATATTCAAAAACCCTAAAGGATGATGAACATGTGTGGCAGGTTCACTTTATTCTCTGAGTTTGACGACATCATCGAACAGTTCAATATAGATCAACTTTTGTCTGAAGACGAATACCATCCAAGTTATAATGTAGCTCCTTCACAAAACATCCTTACAATCATCAACGACGGATCGAATAACCGGCTGGGCAAACTTAGATGGGGTCTTATCCCTCCTTGGGCTAAAGATGAAAAGATCGGCTATAAAATGATCAATGCTCGAGCTGAAACATTAGCCGAGAAACCTAGCTTCAGAAAACCGCTTGTCAGCAAACGCTGCATCATTCCTGCGGACAGCTTTTATGAATGGAAACGTCTTGACCCAAAGACTAAGATTCCTATGCGGATTAAGCTTAAATCATCCAATCTCTTTGCATTTGCCGGCTTATATGAAAGGTGGAATACGCCAGAAGGCAATCCGTTATACACCTGTACAATCATCACGACAGAGCCCAATGAGCTTATGGAAGACATCCATGATCGGATGCCAGTTATCCTTACTGATGAGAACAAAAAGGAATGGCTTAACCCCAAAAACACCGATCCTGATTATCTTCAAAGCATACTGCTGCCGTATGACGCTGATGACATGGAGGCTTATCAAGTTTCATCTTTAGTGAATTCACCTAAAAACAACTCACCGGAACTGATTGAATCCCATTAAGTACCACAGTCATTTTGCTTTATATATCACCTTCGCTTAGCTATTATGTTCTAAGTAGGAGGTGATATTTTGTTTGTATCGCCAATGTTATTGCATTCAATCAAAGAGCCATTTGATGACGATGGTTATATTACCGAGCTGAAGTTTGATGGAATTAGACTGATCCTCTCCAAGTTTAATGATCAGATAAAGCTTTACACTCGTCACAACAATGAAGTAACAAACAAGTTCCCAGAACTGTTGGATCTCGATATCCCCAACGGAACTGTTATAGATGGTGAAATCATTGTTGCTACCCCAGGAGGCGCTCCAGATTTCGAAGCTGTGATGGAACGCTTTATGTCTAAGAAATCAGCCCATAAGGTGGTTTACTGTGTATTCGATGTAATTTATATTGATGGGCATTCAATCACTAATAAGCCGCTCACTGAACGTAAAAACGTCCTTTTAGACCTTAAGCTTGATCATAATAATGTCTTTGTTATTGAAGGCCTGCAAGGAAACGGATTAGCTTACTTTAATCTAGCCAAAGAAAAGAATCTTGAAGGAATCGTACTAAAGAAAGCTAACTCCCCTTATGAAATCAATAAACGTTCCCATAGCTGGCTGAAAGTGATTAACTATGATTACACAGATGTCCTCATCACTGGCTACACCAAAGAGGATATAAAATTTCTTCTGTCTTATCCTGATGGTACGGTAGCTGGATTTATGGAATTCATGCCGAACGCAGAACGAAGTAAGTTCCACTCTATGAAACATGTAAAGTCTGAATCTGATGAATATGTATTTATAGAACCGATCTTATGTAAGGTTAAGCACAGATTTAAGACTAAGCATGGTAAACTCCGCATACCTTCCTTTGAATCCTGGAGAGTCTAATCTCTCCGTTACATAATTCCTTAGTGACTCGCCATTGCACACCAAATGAAAATTTAGTACATGGATCAATTAGATAATTTATCGTTAAAATAACTATTTTATTTTGATCTTTATATTAGTGATTCAATACCAAGCATATCTATAACTGGTTCTTCAGTAGCCTCAATTAGCTCGTCCATAGCCTTAACGAAATAATCCCTTTCTAAATACAATGATTCATCTTCAAAGCAAGAACCGATATCCAATTTGTCAGCAATGAAGTTATGAAAATCAAGCTTTACTTTATTTATTACTTTAGCTATTTGAGGTTTCTTCGCTAAACGATGTCCCGTTACATGTGCGCTCTTCTCTGAATAACCTGCTTTAATGGCAGACTGCGTTGCACTGTGTCCGGTGAGATAGTAATAACAAAATAAGCGATGTTTGTCCTTTAAAAAACTAATTTCTTTGTTCTCGCTTACCCCTTCTTCAACTACCTCAGAATCTTCAAAGCGCACAGGCAATGGATCAAGTATAATATCAGTGTCTGTTTCCCTCCATGTCTTTACAATAAAACAGGAGCTTGAAGTATCCACATTTATTAATTCATAAGCATTGCCAACATATTTTTCATACCAGCTGCTCCCTTTTGTAATTCGAACTTTCAATTCCCTTCCTCCTTTAATTCCACATTAATATTTAACACGTTTGCAATTCGTTTACCTACCTCATCGGAAACTGTTTGTGACACCCTTTCTTTAAAGCCATATAGCAGTCGACTTCCATTTTTAAAGCCTTCTTCAATAAGTGCCTCAATCTTTGCTCCCGCAATTCTATCCAGCTTTCCTGACTCAGACATCTTCTGAACTTCATTAGAAACCGCAATACTAATCATTTCTTGTACGTCTTGCCTTGAAATACCTAATTCATTATGTATGAGATTTTTCAATTCTTTGTATACACTATTTTTATTTTCAAGGGTCTTCTCATGTTTATCTAGTGGGACAAGAACATAATAATGTCCATGATAGAAACCGCTATAAAATTCTCCCTCATCTTCGTATGTATCAACATCTACTCCATCGTCGCCGGCTTTGCGGACAATGCCATTCGACTCTCCTTTATAAACATGAACAATCTTATCGCCTACGTCCCCCTCGCGTTCGACCATTTCGTAGCGTCGACCGTCAATGTGCACGATGTCGGTAGGCTCGAGTACGCGGTATTCTTCGCGATAAATAAGACCTTCGGGGTTACTATCAGATGAAGCCACATCGCATTCAACGTCTCCATCTTTTGGTCGGTACTCGCGATCTACCGTAAAAATAGCGCCGATTTCATATCCCTCATCGCAACGTGAATCTTTGCATTTGCGTTCGCCTTAGTTTCTGCCATTTACTCCACCTCTATATTTTTTATGTTTTTTTCAATTCTTTTTTGATTTTCATATTGCTTTTCACTCTTTTATTAATAGATGCGTGTCATACACATGCCATCTAAGAGAGATAGGACATTTTTGTCTCAGGAGGTGAAAGGCAATGAAAATTCTTATGGATCTTTTCACAAATTGGATTTTTGATAAAGTCATGGATTATTCACTAGGTGCTGTAGTTTGGTTTGTATTCCAGTCCAAATCAAAACAGAATAAGCATCCAGATGACTTGTCCGAAAGCCGCCGCTATAGAGATTGATATTCTCTTTATGATCGTTATCTATATGGTTACTGCTTTAGATAGCGATCTTCTAGTGGTTTAATTTAAATTCAACACCTAAAAAGTCACATAGCTCTTCCTTAAAATCCGGTTCTCCAAATGTTCCATTCATCAACCTGTGTTCCAAAACATTGAGAGTAACCTCTTCAGGTTCCCACTGATCTTCCAAACCGTGACATGAACAGTGGGAACCATTAACCTCGAACAATTTCCCTCCCTCTTCAAATAGAACCCAAGCGTGCCCTTCACAAATGTCGCCATCATAAGAGGCAAACAGAATGTTTACATCAGTTTCTTTTTCTTCAAAGTCTGACAAAACGTCAACCTTTTCTTTTCCTTCCCAATCGTTCAGAAGTACTGATTTTTGCTTAATGATTTCTTCAAATTTTTTCATTGTCCCTAACTCCCCCATTTCATTTTAAAACTATCTTTTATCTAGATTTGTGATCTTATTTGTTCAGGATATGTAATCGTAATACTCACATCTAATTCATTAGGGCTTAAAACGATATATCCGTCCCTTTCTTTAAATGGCAATGACTCTTTAAATACTCTAATCATTTCTTCTTTATTGCTAAAATCATATGCTTTTAGCTCTGGAATTGAAATGAGCTTACAACGGTACTCTTCGTCAAGCATAGATACTTTATAGACAGCACAATCAAAAATAACTTTGTCTAGTACGCGTAACAAGAACCAGTTATTCTGTATATCCTCCAAAGACTTTCTCTCCACCTTTTTGGGGTTAAGTTTTAATCTAATCATTTTTCTTTTTTCCTCCCATTCTTTCATTAATCAGCAATCTCCGAGCTTTCTCTTTCGTAGTAATCCGGAATGAACAATCGTCTCTTCCGTACATCTCGTAGTTAACAACGTAATCTCGAAATAGCTCGTTCATATACTCGACGTCACCACATCCGTATAGCTTACCGTTTAGAAAGCATGCATATATTTGTGCCATCTAATCGTCTTCCTCCTATGAATCTAATTAAAATCACGATTTCATTCAGTCCCACTGCCTGATGATCTTAAATCCCTTCTCTATATATAAGCAGCGCTGTATTATGAGTTCGACCAGTATTTATTGAATTATATTTGATATCAATAACCTCAATCTTTTTTGACTCTGCTCTTATGAAACCATTTATTAGCCTATCAATTTCAACCCATTCACCATTGCAATATTCATCTTGGAATAGCCTTGTTTTAATCATTGTTTAAACCCTTTCTTTAATGAACTTCTTTCGTTTAACTTTCGGAAAACATATTAATCTACTAACATTAATAACTCATCGACTTCATAATTATATTCACCGTATTCACCAGAGTCCCATTTAACGCCTACAGAACCTTGATTTGTCGTCCACAATATAATTCCCATCTCCCCATCTTCATGCCACCTTACTTGCTTCCCTTTCTGATAACCAAGCATGTTTCCACCCCTTTCTTGAGAAAGCATTTTAATTTAACTTTAATGTGTATCATCTTGAGAAAATCCCCTTTAATTGGTAAACTCATACCTAACTTGCATAAGAGTGGGTGATTCCTTGAGTAAAACAATCGGTATTGCTGGATTTTTCATCAGCATAGTAGTGCAATCATTTTCGGCGAATGATTCGCTATCCCATAAGATCGCTACGGGTTTATTATTTGTATCAATAGCAATTTATAATTTTGACCATGCTAAAGAATATTCCAAAGCATCCCTTGTCGTAATATGCCTTTCCTTTTTCATACTTGCCTTGGGTATTCATAAGCTTCTTTCCTTTTCCAGTGACTTATTTGACAATGTGAATATAAATTTCGGAGTAATATTCATCCTTCAAATCACATTAATAATTGGATCTGTTGCAATTGCTATCAGTATAATGAAATTTATCTGTGATCGTCTAAAAAAGAAACCTAACGGTAAAGAGTGTTAATCCCTCTTTGCCCTTTTTTTATGCTAAACGCTTCTTCCTGTGCGATCTTTTATGTATGAAATCAAATGCGATATCAACTTTTGCCGGTTCCTTCTCATTTGCTACTCGTTCCGTAACAACAATCAGTTGTCCATTTTCCTGGTGATCAATGCTATGGACTGAATATCCTTTAGCAGCGTAATATTCACCAATAATCTCATCAACGTGATTGCTAAGCAGATTCCTCTTTATCACCCTTATAACCTCCATTTATTTTATTTTTACTCTTTAAGAATTTATATGTATTCCATCCACAGCCATCAAATATGCTTATATCCGCTCCAAGATGCCACTTAAACCAAACTAAGTTAAACCAGGCTGTATCAATTATGTATTTGATGTATCCTATGCTAACGACATCCTTTCAACTAATTTTTCAATGAATTCTTCTTTTCTTTATCAATATCTTTCTTAAGCATATCCTCAATCTCCTCCAATTTATCAACCACTTCAAATGTAAATTCATCATCATTGGTATAGCGAATCTGATCACTTGCTTTCTTTACAAGCTCAAGCGCAACTTGTCTCGGATCTTTATAGTTCTCACTCAAATTCCCACCTCATTTCATTGAAATAATCCTTTTATTTAAATCTGACTTGAGTATTAGGGAGAACCATTCTCCCCTAATACTCAATTTTTAGTTCCTATTTCCTCTACGTTAATATAGTGAGTTGGATTAGAAAGTCTTCTAAAACCATATTTAATATTATTTTCAAAATTTCTTAGTGAATCTTTCATTTCTTCAATATCTTTAGCATTAAATAAACATTTGACTTTTTCAGCAAATCTTTGAGATTTCAACCTTTGTAAAAATTTAATGTTTTCTTTTTCCTTGTAAATAAAAGTTATAGGAAACCAATCATAGATAGTTTCCCTTAACTCTAAGAAGTAATATAGAAGTATGTCTGCATTAACTAGCTCCTGTCGATGTTTTCCTGCTCTTTCAATTAGGATATCCGCTTGCAAATTTATTTTTTGCAATCCGAGTCTTGAATTTCTATTTTCTAGGGATTGCAAATGTTGTCTAAAAACAGTTAAATCAATGTCTCTTCCTGAATAAGGTGGAACATCGATATTATAGTCAGCATCTAATAATTCAGCTATAATATCGTAGCAATCATATTTAATTAGATACAAAAATGTATATAAGACAGTTTCATGAATTAAGAATTTTATATGGTCAAATTGGAGAGGATAAAAACTACCGGCTTTTAATGGTTTTGTATAAGTAAACATTTTTTCAAAAATGTCTATTAAATATTCAGCTTTTAATTTATCTGCTTCTATTAGAATTTCTATATATTGAATAAAGTCATCTTTTAGAGGCATTGATTTGTCTATCCCTTTTCTAACTTCATCATCCAGATCTTTTGGATCCTCAATTGTAAAAAGCAGTGATTCAACTGATTCTAAAAAATCATCTTGAAACTTTATTGCCATTACTTTTAACCTCTCAGGCTTTCTTTCTAAGGCATTACGCATTTGTTTAATTATATGGCTGGTTTTAAAATGATTCACTTCCTCTTCAAATAAATATAAAGGTAATTCACCTAGGGGTGGCTTTTTATACTTTGGTGCTTTCATTATATTTCTTAGTAATGTTTCATAGTTTTCTTCAAAAGTTTCTTCTTTAGATAGGTCAATATAAATTCTGTTCTTTACGTAAGCAGGAATGAAAGCATTTCCTTCTTTGTCTCGTTCTGCAACAATAGGGATGAATTTTTCCTGATTAGTATCCGAATAAACATTCGGGGTAATTATTTGCGTTTCATCCCCCACTCCACCTGTTCTTTTATCAGCTTTAATTTGATATCCAGAATCACATATGATTAATACTCTGTCTATTTCTTCAGAAGTAACCATACTCTCCATAAATGCATATTTATCTTGTCCTTCCTTTAAATCCCACTTATCAAGAACAACCTCAATACCACTCCCCTCAGATAATCGTATTGCTAAATCTAAAACCCATTCTTCATGTTCTGGAGAAGTCCAACAGTATGATATAAACACTTTAGGTCTTCTTATGGTTTTATTGTTCATATATTTCTCTCCTTTGTATTTAATTGTCTTTCCTAAAGTTTATATTGTTTTAATTCTCTATACAAGAAGACTCTTTAAAATGCATCTTTTAATCACTTCTTTGCAGCATAGTTCTCAAAGAATTCTTCAACTGATCTCAGGTATCGGTATTTATTTGGATCTTCTGGATTTCTGAATCTTTTCGATAGAACCAATGACCAATTAAACATCAACGGGGAAAACCTCGCCCATTTGCTAAAGCTTAACTGAAGACCTTTCCATTCTCTCCCCGCTAATTCTGCTAATTCCAAAATTTGATCTTCTTTTAAATTCACTTCTTCTTCAAACATTACTTGAATTTCTTCGTATGGTTTATGTCCAAAACAACAGTGACGTGTTTTCAATCCAATCTTGAAATTTAAAATATCAATTAAATTGATCATTTGTGTATCAAGCTCATCATATGGGATACCTTTTGCAAGGAACATTTCTCTTTGGTTTGGTTTCACATTACCCTCCAGCAGATTTAAATTCTCACTCACTTCACGCCCTCCTTAAAAAATGTCTTCCCACACTCTTCACATAAAGGCGGGTGAATAAGAAGCCCCTTACAGCCGCACATATAGCCATCACAACAAATAGTCATATCTGCATCCGTCATCTTTCCGCATTTGATACAAGGAACTATCTCACTCATTCCGCGCCCTCCTTCACAGGCATAACCAAGTTCACTCTTTGCAGAAAATCAGCCAAGAAGTATCCTGAAAATCCTTCTAAGAAAACAACTTGCTGACCAGCTCTATCTGTAAATTCGTCGCTTTTACATGCCCAAATTCTGCCGTCATAATGTTCTGCTTCGCCACAGGTATGCATAACAACATGTTCGCCTTTTTTGAGCAGGTTCCTCATTCTGCGACCTCCCATCCGATCTTTTTCTTATACTCTGCTGCCGTACCTTTTACAACGAATGTATTACCATTTTTGAAGGATACTTTGCTCCCGTCTTCTGTGTCAGTAATGCTTTCGATATCGTCATAATTAAAACGGTAAAACGGTATTAACTCTCCATCCGTCTTGCGTTTACGGTAGACCACAAATTCCTTAAATTTTGATTCACTCACTCCATAACCTCCTTAGTAACCCGATTACTCCTTCTATCTGCAAACATGTTTGTTTGATATTCCTGCAACTGATTTTCAATAGTTTCCACAGAAGCTAAAGGGAAAGCAGTTTTTTCCCACAATATAAAATCACACTGCTTATCATTGGCATCGGGAAAGTACTTCCTTACTAAATCTATCCACGTCATTCCACATCACCTACAATCTTCAGATTTTTATAATGAGCTACATGTCCGCAGGGATTTTTCCAAATATGAACTTGTTCGAAGAATCCGTCCTCAGCGTGCTGCGTGAGCTGAGGATTTCCCATTTCCCCGCCACAAGTAGGGCATTCCCAAAGTGCATTAACTTCCTTGAACCCGATCATGAAACCATTGGTATCGCGGGCGGGAATCGTTACTTTTCTTGTCTTCATTCTGAAGCCCCCTTCGGCGTAAATACTTTGATTACTTTCAAAATATAAGCTGTTTCCCCATTATCTAATCCATCCATAGCGCACTCAAAATCTTTCCCCGCGCTTTTCATTGTGTCGTGGAATTGTACATCTTCGCTTTGCGTGTCATATACCATATAAGTATCACTCATTCCGCTTTTTTCTTTCTGTTCCTCGGCCTTTAATTTTAGTTCTTTGCTCTCTTTTGTAAGCCGCTGAATCTCTTCCTGAGCCAGTTGGAGTTCTTTTGAATTTGCTTCCTGTATGGCTTTGGCTTCACCTTCATGATCCCAAGTTTCATATGAAATTAACTGCCCTTCATTGATGTTTAAATCAGGTCTATTTCTTTTTATGTATTTAGCGAAACCTCCACACAAAACCGTCTCATCACTATGACAAGCCCAATTATGTCCACTCTTTTCCTTCATCTCTACAATTTGCTGGGGTGTGGGCAAACATCCGTAATTTTGAGCCATTTCAGCTTCTTCACTGTGCGAGAAGGGACAACTTATACATCCTCCACTTCCACAATAGGAACGTTCAATCATATTTATTTCTTTCAACATATATCCCCCTTATCTTAATCTCTATAAAACTTACATTTTATTTTTATCCTTAAAATATTCATGCTGATTTACAACATCTTGAAGTATGTATTGTATTTCCTCTAAATTGTCTTTAACAAAGTCCAGGTCTCCTATTGCCATTCTGATTTCATTATTCTCTATGCTGCGCAAAGACCTTTCGCATGATGCTAAGAGCTTTGCATATTTCCTTAAAACCATAGTTCTTATTTAACTATTAGTTGGTTCATTAATCAATAATTAAAGCTATCTCCTTTCCTGATTCTAATTCGATTATATAACCTTAACCATATGTTGTAAATACTTATTTTATTTTTACTCTAAATAATTTTAAAAAAATCAGCTTTACTCATACTGTAAAGCTGCTGTCTTCATAAACGTCTTCATGCCGTCCAATTTCCAAAGAGTTTCATTTATTTTATCTCTAAATTCTAAAACTGAAGCATGATCCATTCTAATCCTCAAACAATCCCCATTGTTTTTAAAGATAATGTCTATGTAGTACTCTCCACTTTGTATGTTCTTAGAACCAACACTCATAGAAACTGATCTCATAATATCTTTCAAGTCAATTTCAAGATTAAAATCCATTGTATGCTCCAGTCTGACTAAAAAGTCACCAATTTTTTATGTCTCATGATGACTGACAAGATGTGTATGTGTTTTTATTTTAAAGATAACAGTTGAGAAGATTTATAGCCTTCATTTTCATTAAACGAATCATCTATTTCTTCGGCATAAGAGGTTGTTATTTCAGCATCCTCTGTACACATGATGTCTACATCAAATAGTGCCTCATATTTTTCTTGATCTTTTTGAAGAAACCCCATTTTTCCTGTTTTATTTCTTAATTTCTTTTTAATTGATTGATATGCGAACAAAAGTGCTTCCTCTTCATTCTTGGCTTTTATTCTGCCGAAAAAAGGAATGCACAGCTCCCCTTGAATAAAATAATCCTTTTCTGACATACGTTTCCCTCTCTCTGGTAGTAATTAACCGAACTTACGTTCCCTTTTTTGTTGACTTAATTATAACCTTTTACCTAGTTAGTGGCAAATCGTTTTTCTTTCATTTAAAAACTTGGAAAGAATTGATATAGTATGATAAGCAATACTATAACAGGAGGTTGTCCGATGCTTGAGGTTGAAATCGGACAATGTTTGATATCCATTCTCCTTGAACGTAGAGGAATGTCCCTAGGGCAACTTTCAAACCTAACAGGCATCAGTAAGCAAAGGTTAAGTGATTACGCTAATGGCGTTAGACCATCTATGAATATAAAAACAGCGAAAATCATTGCTATTGCCCTTAACTGTTCAATTGAAGAGCTCTATGAATGGAAAATCAAACATTGACTTTATCGCTAGGGAGTTTGGCCTAGCGAACCTCCTTGTACCCTTTTTAGGGTATAGAACTATTTTACTGCATATGTATTAATTTGTCTCTGTCTAACTTTGTCGAATTCTGAAAAATATGAACAAAATCCTGATATTTTTAGAAAAATATCACGAGTTAATCCACATTGTTTTTATTTTTACTCTAAAAGTTATGTAAAGTTAATCCCTGTAACAGGGATTAAGAATTAGTCTCAATTACTTCAGACTTGATACAATATTTTTCTAAGTTCTCCATATTTACTACTTTCCGCAGTGATTGTGAATTAAACTCTGCGTCTTCATTCAGGAACCCGTATTGTCGAGTTATTTTTTTATAATCAGGTACTTTTAATTCACCCTTCTCTTTGTATATCTCATACGCCATGTTGAGCTTTCCTGAGTTGATAAGATTCTTAGGTGAAAAGAAGGGTTCTTCTAAAAATTTTTGAAACTGACTAAAAGAACGGTGAACTAAAAATTTGTCAGCTTTCATACTCTGATTAGAACTCTTATATTTTAGCCTGAAAATATTTTCGCTTTTAACTAATGCAGCAAATTTGTTTTTAAGTCCACTATCTGGCGAACCATTGCTAAGATGATATGTTGTTTGGTCATTAGCACGCTTAAGCAGCTCATAACATTTATCGCTTATAGTAATTATTCTTACACCATGTTTATCATCTACCAGCTTTACCTTGTTATCATCAAGTAAATCGTCACCTGTTAAATTCAGTAACTCTGAATGCTGATAACCATCTATGCCTTCATAAATAGCCTGTATCATGGCCTTATCCTGATAATTAACCATAAAATCAACATACTCTTCTACTTCTTTATTGGTGAATAGTGTTTTTTTGTTTTTGTCTATAAACTGCTTTAAGTCACCATCCTGTATCTGATACACTTTGTTAATGTTACTGTTTGCCAAGCCATTTTCCATTGCCCAGGTTGTGTATTGTCCGATTACAGCTCTTGCTCCTCTTAGTGAATCTATAGATTTGCTATCTAAATCTAAAAATAACGTACGCAGCTCTTCCAAAGAAAAATTAAATATGTCTTTTTGAAGTATTTTTTCTGTGGCTGAAAAATCTTTTAGCCTTAGGCGGTAAAGGTTTCTTGTTACTTCACTTTCATATTTCTCTAAAAACTTTTCCTTCAATTCAGCATTATACATTTCACTCATATTAAATTCTCCTTTAGGCATTAAACAACTGCAATTTCATCATAAAACATTCGCTTTAGTTTCTTCTTCATAGTAGTCTTCAGTTGATTTTCATTATTTCGTCTTCCTAATTCTTCAAACACTCTTCCGTTTTTACTAAAGTCAATTGTATGAAGAATATTTTCTAGCTTGTTTAGATCTACATTGTTTTCCTTCATCTTCTTGGCCAAATAAACATAACCGTAAAACATTACGTTATGATTAATGTATGATTGCTTTCTAATGGACAATAAATCATCTTCAAGAAATTCATCTGGGAAGGCATAAAAAAGGTTATCAAAAAAGTCAACCAAGTATTTTGAAATTTTCAATGCATCTTTTCGAGATTTCAACTCAAATGCATCGTCTATAGCTTCGGATAAAGTATAATATGTCACAAGGAAATTGCTATCGATACCAATTTCACTTTGTGGGCTTATTTTATTTTTTAGTTCACTTTTAAATTTCAGCTGTTCGACCACGGTTGAAGAATACCGTTTTTGTCCTAATTCTTCAATTCTGGATTTTTCAACTGGGTTTATTGTATTCATTTGAGCAAAGTGAACCTTAGCCTTTTCTTCATCGTAATTCAGCACATTTAAAATGAATGGTTGATCTAGTTCAGGGACTTCAGCAATGGCCTTAACAATACCTGAAATTCGATGGTACCCATCTAGAGCATCTAATAAGGTTCCTCGAGTTACAGTGAGGGTTTGATCGCTTGGCTCATATTCAACTTCTTCATCACCATCAGATGTTCCAAGACGAGCGTTAAAAGTTAACATTGATACAATTAAATCGCCTTTGATAAACAATTCTTTGATCTCATCAACTGATTTAGGGTTTGTTTTAGGTACAGGGATAAGGCTGCCCTTAATGTACTTTCCTTCACGCTGAGTGTTGTAATTGTACTGCAGGATGGAGCTATTATATAACTCACTCAGTTCTTTGGCAGTAATGGAAGTGACATAGTTATCCTCTTTAATTTTAATAACATTTTTAAACTTGTATGGGAGCTTAACTACTTCTTCACCGGCGAATACCCTCCCACCTTCAAGCTCTTTTGCCAATCTGGTTGGAAAATAATTTGACGGATCTAAAGCTTGCGCTCCAAGAATTGAATACATCTCTTTTGAAACAATGTACACTTCTTTTTCGTTTAAACGCTGTACGTTGTTATCATTATTATTTAAAATTTCTTGGATATAACCAGGGAGTGCCTTGTATTTGTCCGCCATTGTGGCTTTTAATTCCTTCACCATATTGGGATCATTTTTAATATCAATAAGATTTTTCTCTATTTCAGTTTTTAACTTATAAAGTTTATCCGTTGTCAACAAAACTTCAGACACATTATCACCTCACATAATCATATTAAATTTATCATTATTTTCATAAGCAAGTAAAGCTTTTATATGATTATTTGTATCACTTGTTCAAAAACATTTTAAGTTTATTCTGTATATACATGTCTGATTTTAAAAAGAATTCTTTATATTGCTCTAAGGTAACTTCATCTAAAAAGGACATATCTTCTTTTTGATCAACCAAAACCCCTGGGTCTTGAGAATAATCCCTTTCATTGTTTAAATAATGATCATTCAAAACATTGATATTGCTGTGACCAGAGAACGCTGCCACTTTTTTAATATCACCATTAACGCTGTAAGAAAAGTTTGTTGCAGTATTGCGTAAACTATGCGGAGTTATCTTTCTTTCTTTGGGAATACCCATAACTCTACATACGCGATTCCACATATCCTGTATTGAATCAACTGTTAACTTATGAAATAACAGTTCATGTTCCCCATACTCTTGCTTTAACAGCAACAACTCTTCATAAAAAGCTGTGGAAATTCCAACTGGCCTAGCCTTTTTTTGCTTAGTTTTTTTAAAGTTGACGAGATAACATTGGTGCTTTTCTGAATAAGTAATATCATCCCACCCAACTCTAAGCACCTCTGACTTACGCCCTCCAGTACGTGCACTAAACAAAATAAACATCTTTTTCATTAATCTGTTCTGACGCTCAGTAACATAAGCTGCCTCAGCAAATTCATCAGCTTCCGATATTCCTTCAAAAGACCCTGCTGGGTTCTTTTCTGTTGGAAGAGGTCTAAAATTAAATACTGATGCATCACACTCATGTTCAGATTCAAGATACTTAATCATACTTTTCAGTGCGGCAATCTTATTGTTAATTGTTGAATTGGAGTTACTTTTATTTTTAGCCAAATGGGTTCGATAATCATACAGGTCACTCTTCTTAATCGCCAGGTCACTCTCAGTTAAATATTCAATATCCTTGGCAGCATAGTGGTTGAAAAACTCCCTTATATGCCTTTCATACGTGGCTCTAGTATTAGACTTTTCAATTTCTCCAGTTTCTTGATCTCTGTTTCTTAAATCTAATTCATCAAACCACCTATTTATGTTGTTGAATATTGAATAATCCCTTAGTGTTGACGCTTTCTTTTGAGCTTCCATAATGACACCTCATATCATTTTTTTTCATTAAGTATTGATCAAATTCTTTCCACGCAACAACCCATTCATTTTCACCTTGAATATTACTCAGCAGCATTATATTGGCGTTACAGATTTCCATTTGCTTTAACATGTCGTATTCTTTAAGAGCGTTAATTAAGATGTCTGTATTCATTTTATCACACCTAATTTATTTTTATCCTATAATAAAAATTTAGTTTAGGACATTTACCCTTTCGTCCTCACAGACGTTTATAATTGGCATCCCCGTCAATTCCTCATAAAGCTCCTCTTCGAACCCAACCCATTCATCACTTGTCGCTTCTCTTCGTAAGAACTCATTATAAGCAACTGCTATCTCAGGCTGCTCCAGAAATTTTAAAACGATCATATGCTTTTTCCAAACTTTAGCCTTGTTTTCTTCTGTGTAATATTTATTATTCATTTTAATTTTACTCCTTAAATGCATTTTATAGAATTCTTTTGATCTTTAATGAGGTTGTATTCTTTATGGTTTCTTCTCATTGTAGTTACATTATTAGGTGTAAAGACATCTGGATCCTCTAGGTGGAGATTGACTCTTGTGAAGTTCTTTAGTTGTTTTATGTATTGATATTGTCTTAATGATGTAATCTTCAACTCTTCTTTTTGAGTGGCACTGGTTGTTTCCATTGTTTCATCTCCCAACAACGTTCATCTTGTAACTTCATTATATATGTTGCTACAATAATATGCAATAATTTATTTTATTTTTATTCACGACAAATAACACATCCCCTATGTATGTGTTAAAATGTCTGCTGATTTGTCTTTAATCCTCATTAGGATACCTTTGCTTTATATTTTGATCTAATCATTTCTGCTTCATTTTCAAGATGATTATCTTCCTGGGAAATTGTAAGATTAAGGTCTCCCATTTCCATGTAACCTTTGGCCATATCCTCATAAGAAAGTGCTTGCCCGAAATGCTTTTTCATTTTAATTCCCCCATGGTCTTATATTTGGTTTTATAAAATATAGGAACTTCCCCTTTAAATTAGAAAAGACGCCTGATCCTTTGGATCAAACGTCTAGCCGTTGACTATGTAAAAGCCTAGTTGTGTTATGCTCCTCTGCTAGCTGAAGCCACTGTGATATCTCCGTTAGCAGTTTGGACTGATTGTTGTCCACTTACAAATCCTACAGTTAAAGCTAGTAAAATGGCAATCGCGCAATAAAATTTCTTCATTCTTTCACCTCCTTTCAAGTAAAGAAAACTAGAGCGCAATTAAATTTAATATTTCATCTGAATATCCACGCTTTTTCAATTCAATCAAAGGTAGATTTAGACAGAGTCTATCGCCTGACTTTTTGAATTTCTTTATACTCTCGTGAAAATAGGACATATCATTATACAGCAAGCCCTTAACGTGATAAAGAAACCCTAAATCATCATCCAGAACATCATGTTCTTCAATTTTTTTAATTACATCTTCTGCTTTCTTAGTTTCTTTGATATTAGTCAAATAAAAAGCAGCTTCAATCATATCCGGTATTTCTTGAGACTCGAAATCTACCCATTTGTTTCCTCTCGCCCAGACATTATCTAAAAAGCAAAGTGCGAGTCGCAATTTATAATTGTGATGGTTATTGTCTTTTGCAAAGTTCAAGCCTTTTTCATAGCATAGTTTTGCTTTATCATAATCTTCAAAAATGTATGTATTCCCAAGTGTTAAATAACTAAATACAATCAATCTGTTATTATTGCATTCTTCAATTACAGCGCTACAATGTTTTCGGGTTTCTTCAAGTTCATAATCATTTAAGCTTATATTGGCCTTTAACAGTTCAATTCGACCACTGTACGAATCTTTTATAAATCCATCAGACAGTTCGTCAATCTCCAGAAACTGAGCTGTACTTTTCATTAAGCCAAATTCTCCAATTTTCAAGTATTCGTACATAATCATAATATTCGAAAATGAATACATTTCAGGAGATTTAATTCTATATTTCCCAGTTTCTCGGATCGCTTCATTTATAGAAATTTTATTATTATTCAGTTTTCTATGTAGGGAATAAACCTGTCCCCATTCACGACTTATTGAATTAGATGATTCGCAAAGATTGCTTACGATCTTATCAGTCAATGCATTCCATTGGTTTAAATCTGCGTACTCGACAGACTGTCTTGCGCTTTTTTTATTGGGATCCAATGATAAGAAGTAATCACTTAGAAGCTGCTCTTCATTATCTGGAAACAAGCTTTTAACAATATTAATTAAACCGCCTAAGTTGTCCATTTCTTTCTCTGGGGTGTTGATGAATTTGTAAAAACCATTAACCTTTTCGTACCCTGCTATTTTTGAGAGTTTCGCTGCGAGCTGGTTGTCTTTTTCACATTCATTCTTAATCATCTGCTTAAGATTCATTGGTTACTCCACCCCTTCCCAACTAATGTTCCCTTGTTTATAATATACATTAGAGTTGTCAGAATTACAAGTATTTATTTTATTTTTATTCTAATTATTTTTTGAAGTCTCCTTATCTGTTTAAAATTCGTATTTTATATAAACACAATGAGGGTTAATCCTCATCGTGCATAACTGGCCAAAAATATTTCTCTATCCTCTTTTTTATTTCCTTTTGTGCATCTTCATCAAGTTTATTGAATAAAGATTTCATAAGCGAACGTTGCTCAAATATAATGTCAATGAGCACCTCCCTTTTTTGATTCTTATAGCCGCTACGCGTCGTAAGCCACTCGTCGTCATAACCAATACATTCTAATAATAAAGTTTCCATATTTTTATTTCTTCGTCTTATATGTTCAGCACGCTTCACTCCTTCTTTGTATCCTCTTTTAAAAGCATCGGATTCCAACTTATTGAATTCATATTGTTTCTGAATCTCTTCATAGCCCATGTTTTATTCCGCCTTTTGTAAATCTCAATTTAAATACTCACCATGATACTGCTTCTTCAATATTTAATCCAAAGACATTCAAAAAAAGCTCAAAAAGATAATTAGATTCCTTTTCTCCGCCGCAATACTCTGGTGATAACGCAACAGTAATCATATCCCATACCCACATATTATCCCTGATATTTTCTAGTTGTGTTATTATTGATTCTTCTGGTAATAAAACGGCGTTTGAATTGTAATCATTAAAATTTTTATTAAAAAAGTCTAGATCGAGGTCGAGGATTACACTTGTCCCCTCCGTCTCTTTATACCACCTGTGTCTTAGGTTTTGTTCATAATGATTATATGAATATGCTCTTTGGAAAGTATCATTTTGTTCAATGTGCACGCTATCGTCACTAATAGTGAAACATTTTTTTATTGTCCCTATTCTTTGTGCTGGCAATATAAATTCTGAAACATCTAATTGAGATGCTACTTCTTTTGCCTTCAATTCACTGTCAATACCTTTTGCATTTACTGGATTATCACAGTAATCAAGATGTGCGTCTATATGGATTAATGATGCACCAGGTTGAATATCCCCCCGCAATCTTCCTATCTCCCAAGCTGCAAACGCAAAGTTGTGGTCTCTCATTATAAATATTTTCTTGTTAGGAAAACTTATACGATATCCTTCTTTAATTATTTCTTCGGTCATTATAACCCCCCTAATTTTTATAAATTATATCTTTTTAAATCTTCTAAAACTCTATTATGATATTCGGGATCTTCTTCTATAACATCATATACAATTTTAGTTTTCGTGTATTTGTCAGTCCAAGACATATCAAATGTATCTTGTGAACTCACTAATAATATTTTCTTGATGTTTTTAAAAACGGTAATATCCTGCATTAACTCTTCTCTCAGCTTTTGTTTTGTCAGAGGCATAAGAGGATAAACAATAGCAAAGTCTAAATCATTCGGTGTATTCCCCCATGTGCTTTTTGTAATAGTGTCGATATAAATTGAGCTTCCGTTCAAATTATAAGGAATTCCTGTTTTTAAAGCACGTGAGGCCTGCATAAATTCCTTGGCATTATTTAAGCTACTTGTTCTAAGCATGATTTTTGATCCAACAAAATTCTCTGTTATTGTTTTAAGTACAAGTTCATGTTTCTTATACATGTTCGTCCCAGTTACTAAAGCAATTTTTTCATTTGATTCAATGAAAGTTAGTATTTTTTTAATAGCTTGAGTCTTATTGTTCATTAATTATCTCCTTTGGTTCCTTTTTTAAAAATCTGAAAGGCACATTTCTTCAGAACGTACGTTTCTTCTGACCAGTTTTTTTGTTTTTTCATGCTATTCATTAAAGCCTCTTCCATACAACATACTCAAATCGTTGATGATAAAGGTCTTCCAGGATTGCGGCCCATTCAACCCAGCCGTCCGCAACAATGCTTTTCTTCTCCCCATCCTCAATCCATTCAATCCAGTACACTTACACACCCCATCACCTAGTAATAACTTCGATTTGTCTAATGGCAGAAGTGACATTAAACTCTGTACGCAGCTCGTTTGCTATCATTAAAGCTTCTGACATTGTAATGAACTTAGAAGCGCCATGAAGTCCCTTAGATGTCTTATAACCACTTCCATCTAATTTAAATGACTTGAAGTAATCATCATTTTCAAATTGAATAACAAAAAAGGTATCGATAACAGGCATAGCTAACTCCTCTTCAGCAGACCAGCAATTTTTATGGCCAGTGGCAGCAATCCAATTAATATGTAAAACACCATGATATTTATTTTATTCTTAAAGAACAGTTCAATCATATTCTGCTCCATACCTGGTGAAAATGAATCAATCAGTTCCTGCTTAAACTCTTCATCATAAACCTGATCAACAAATAAGGCCTTAAATCCTGTCAGAAAGCCTACACCAAGCCAGAGCATTAAGAAATATGCTATTCCAATCAAATTAAAACCCTCCTTATATACATCGTCTGGTATTATAGTAGTGTTAAATACTTTGTGTAGGTGAAATTTAATGGAAGAGAAAGATTTTGAGACTAATGGCTACGATGTAACAGTTGTATATGATTATAAGGAGTATCCCGATGTTAAATATGGTCGCTGTGACAACTGTGATTACGCTTTATTCAAGAGTTCAGTGAAAAGTGGTGTGTTTTTACGTGAGTGTCGTAGATGTGGTATGAAAAAGAGCATTTAACCTGCTCTTTTTCAATTAGATTATTTCCTCGTCAATTAATTTCATTATATTTTCGTGAAAATTGTAAACAGGGACAACATAGTCTTTCAGATTAAAAATTTCTAAGATCTTGTTATAATGTTCTCTCATATATTTCAACTGAAACTTATATGCATCTAATTCCCAAGGCTGTTTAATATAAGCTTCAAAATCCTCGTGAGGAGAGATTTCGTTTTCAATTTCATAAATATTATTGGAGTATTGCCATGCATGTCTTATTTCATGATAAATGTTTCCGATTAACTTAATTAATTCACCTTGATTAAATTCATATTTAAACAGGAACAGATGGATTTGTTTAATTTGACTCACTGTAGATCCTGAAGCAGGTGAATTTATATCTAGTATTTTATTAAAGTGTTCTATTGGATACACTTTATTATCTTTATGATCCTTAATGAAGTTCTGTAGATCATAAAACACAATAGTCCAATTTAAGTTGTTGTGATCATCTGGAAGAAAGTTAATACATTCATTTAATGCCAATAAGAAATCAGTATTTATATTGCCTTTATAGTTCAT